ATCCCGAACCTGATCCCGAACCTGATCCCGAACCTGATCCCCAACCTGAGCCACAACCTGAGCCCCAACCTGATCCCCAACCTGAGCCCAAACCTGATCCCCAACCTGATCCCGAACCTGAGCCCAAACCTGAGCCAACGCACCATCTTTAAAAATTGCCTTCAGGTAAGGCATAGCCATTTGGCATCCTATGGGGCTTTCCATATAAATAATAACCGGGTTTTTTAGATTAGCGGTTTTATATAACCAGTCGATATTTATCGAGGCGGACTCCCGATTGAGAGAATTTTTGCAGGAGAAGATATAATCAAGCCATTGCTTTCTTATTTCCTCCATTTTTTCAATCTGCTCTTCGGAAAGGGATTCGAGCTTTTTCATTGTTTTAATTGAAGATTAATTAATCTCTCACCTGTCTGATGATTTCATTGTACGGATCATACTCCATCTGTTGGATATATTTGTAGATTCTTTCGCCTACCTTATCCAGAAGTACATCCCCGTGTCTGATTTGTACAGGAAGCGATCCAAGATCAATATCAGCATGCTCTTTTGTCCAAACTTCCCGACCGGTTAACCATTCTGTTTCTAGAAGGTGTTTTAATATCGCACCCTCGGCGCCAATTTCGATAAGGATTTCCCCGTTTTTGTTTCTGATGATAGCATCTCCTGTAATAACATGACTGTGATTACTGGATTCGCCCCTGGCAATGATTCTGTTTTTAAGTTCTTTCTTTGTCATTTTATTTATATTTATTTTGGTTCGATAAGGAATCCATAAGCAGCCAGCGCGAAGGCTATGGTTAAAAGCGCGATGACTCTGGCGGCGATGTTGTGTTTTAGTGTGTTCATGGTTTTGGTTTTAAAGCGGTTATAGATAGAATTTTATAGAAAGTATGTGTGAAGTATAATGAGAGTACCCGGAGGCCAGAAGGGGCAGCCTGTTGTCCTGAATGATTTTATGTGCCCGGATAAGTTCTTCCCCAAGATGTTGCAGGAGCGGGAAGGTGTAGGTCATTCTTTTCCCATCGAGGGATACATGGCAATTGCAGATCATTTTAAACTGCTTCCGGAAAGCATCCATAGCCAAGTCCGAAGGCGTGGGGATCTGTTCTTTAATCCACTTTTCTACTGACGGTATGGCTTTTGCAATCTGTGTCATCGGAATTTTTGGTTTTTTTACGCCGTTTGGGTCTTCTATACCCGGCGGCGTTTTTATTTAATGAGTACTTTCACGCTTTGTCTAATGGTTTTCACTTAGTACGTTTGCGGCCTGATCGGCATTAAATGCCTTTCTGATCTTTTCTATTGTCACCGGTTCTCCATATTCCTTGTTTAAAACATCCCGAAGCGTGGTGGCTGGCATTTCTAGCCTCAGTGCCGTCCTTTTGAAATTGCCGTAACCCAATACCTGTTTTTTCAAGTTGTTGATCTCTGCCCGTGTCAGATATTCTTTTTCACGAAGAATTTCATTTTTTGTAGTTTCCATTGTTTAATTGTACATTTAATTCGATAATGTAAATATACAACAAGGTTTGTTACATTACCAAATTTATTTGTTACAAATGTAAAGATTTCGTTTGGATTTAATAATTGACTGGATTTATTGAATAAAATTCAATGGAAGCACTTGTTACCGTGAAGAAATATGACATTAATGGCATTAAGACCGCATTCCGTCAATTGAAGGATGCGCGTGTAGTGCTTACATGGGGTGAATTTGCCGATAATATCAAGTACGACCGCACCTACGTTTCCCGCGTAATGAACGGAAGGGAGAAACTTTCACCCGAATTCCAGGAAGAAGTCAAAAAATATGTTGAGTCTATTCCCCGTCAAGATCATGCCACCAGTATGATCAGCCATTCCTATACCCTTACCGACAAGCACATGAAGATTGCCAAGCCGGAAGAAGATCAGCCCCAGAGTAGTTTGGTAAAGACCGTAGAGCTTCATTCTGAAATGCTTCTTGAAATAAGAAAAGAAGTCAAGGAATTGAAGGCCATGCTATCGGGTAAAACCTGATAACCGTACCCCTTGAAAATCCTTCGTTTATGTGTTTAACCTTAATATAAATTATGAGAAAACAGTAAGCGCGGGATTTTTTCCCACTTCGTATATACGTTTTGTTAATGTGAGCGTTAGGCCTTTATTATCCAATCCTTTACAAACCACGATTATGAAGCTCGCCTATTCTCAATTGCAGAAACTAATGCTATCCAAATTATTGAACGAAGGAACGAAGAAGGCCGTCCGTGAACGGTTGCAGATCATTCTTAATGAAGAACTACGACAGTTTAAATGGTGGGAAGATTCCGTCCGACATAAACTCAACCAGACCCGACAGCGGGCCGTCGAGGCCCGGTTCAACAAGGAGATCCAGGCACTCAAGATTGTTATCCATAAGTTAACGCCCTTTATGGATCGGGTTGAAGATGAGCCTTCAATCATCGTAAAGAAGAAGAAAAGTGCATGAAATTTGATTAAAAATTCATGCAAATTAGACTAAGTGTTTACCCTTAGATAAACGGGTGACTTGCAGATTTATTATTTCTGTTATACTTTTAGGATATGAAAAAGATAATAATACCTCTGATGCTTCTGGTCGCCTGCTCCAAAAGCAACGACCAACCAACAACCCCGCCGCCGGCGCAACAACCTTCCGTTACTGTCGTGAGTGCTACGGTTGCCAATGGGGTCATGGATGTTAAGGTTAATATTGTAAAGTCGGCATCCTACAACCAGGTTAAACTGGTCATCTACAAAACCGATAATACAAGCCTGAACTATAAATATGATGTGGTAGTTAAAGACGGTTCGCAGATTGTCGAATGCCCCCATTATAGCGATGCCAGCCCCATGCAATACCAAATCGAATATATCGGCACGTCTGCGCAGTTCAGTCAAATGATGACACTCGCTTATTGAGGTTTCAATTTGCAGCCTCAAGATTGAATATTTCTCAATTAATTCAGCTCATAGGTTGAATTGCATATAATATCAGTAATATAATTCCTAATGACTCCTAAATTGTCCTAAAATTTGGAGATTAGGATATAATCGGTAATATATATCTGATTTGATGCGATACCCGAACGGGTATAATGTCAAGTATTTTACACCATTTACACCCCATCGGGTATAGTTCGCGATTCTTAAATTCCTTGCCGGTGATGAATTCCGCCGGAATGGCTATAATGGTAGCCGATCTGATCTCCCGTATTTTAATTTTTGCCTGCATTATAATATTTCATCTACGTGGTTAAATAATTGCTTCTCATGCTCTTAAATACTATAGGTAGTCGATGTAGACGATTTTTTTGCAAAAGTTTATGCGAATACATTTTTACACCGTTTTCGTTTATTATTCTACTATTTATTTTCAACTATCTTTTTATAAATAATCATCTACTTTGACTACCATAAGAATGAAACCCTGTCTCAGTAAGCATTTCGATGGTAGTTTAGTTTTGTTCTGCACTTTTTAAATTGACTACATCGACTACCCTGAACATCGGAACATCAAAGATTCAGTAAACACTCTATTTATGGAGAATGGTTTTACCCTCATCCAGAAATTATCGAGTGGGCAAAAATAGAATTAACTAAACCCACATCAACTATTTCAATTAAATACAAGCGAATTGCATTATTGCCAAACGCAGATAAGGCTATATCTGTTATGGGGGAAAATATTAAACTCGCGCGTCTGAGAAGAAAACTTACAACCGATCAGGTCTGTGAAAGAAGTGGGATTGGAAGAACAACCCTGTGGTTAATAGAAAGCGGAAAAGGGAATGTTAGGGTGTCAAGTTTGGTACAAATATTATTTGTTTTAGGCCTTGTTCAAGATATTGAAAAGCTTGGAGCAGATGATATCCTCGGAAGAAAGCTGCAGGATGCTGATATTCTAATACATAAACGCGGCCCAAAAGCGCGCCGAGCCTAATTCCCGCTGGATGACGAACATTCGTATTAAAATACTTATTTAAGGGATATTCGTATGAAAATACAAAGCCCCTGTATAGACATACGAGGGGCACAAAACAACTGAACATGAAAACTTAGTTATTCTTCTTATAGTAGTCGTGGCTCTCTCTTATGATCTCATTCATTTTCTTCAGGTTCCTCGTAGCTGAATTATATTTATTCGCCAGCTGGCTGTTATTACCGGGATATTTCTGGCTATCCCAAACCCTTGTCCTGTACGTATCCCCGTGGAAGGGATGCCACAAGTGAAAGACCGCATTGCGTGTCGTCTTGTGTTTTCCATACAGAGTATCCAGCGCCCGGAGCAAAGCAATATCTTCACCACCCCAACCCTTAAATCGTTCGTCGAAACATTTGATCGTCCTGATCGCTTCGCGCGGGAATATGGTTATCATAGCCCCGTAGCGGCTTCCATATTTTGATATATCCCCCTGATTTTCTATCCAGCAATCCGGTGGTGGAACGGGTATTCTAAATGGATATTCCGGGTTTGAATGGATAACAAGATCCGTTATTTCCTGCGTCAGTCGGTACAAATGCCGGTAAGGAACATACCATAATCCGTGATCAAGTTCTTCCAGTATTCTATTGGCGCACCGGTTAATGATGTGGCCCGGCATATAAGCATCTGCATCCAGCACAACCAGCACCTTTCCGTTGGACTTGTTCAGGCAATGATTCAGTGCTTCTCCCTTGCAGAATACTTTACTGCGCGATTTACCGATGATAATTTCAGCGTGTGGCAGTTCGCTTCTCCAATATTCCAATAACCATTTAAAGTTCCTCCTTCTGATATGGTCAGTGGACGAAAACGGAATCAATAAACTAATCTTAGGCCTGTGAATTAATCCTATGGTGATTAAAAATCGCCGCCACTTCCTCGAAAACGTCGAATAACTCATGCTGAAGTTCTATTATTTTATTCCGGTTAATTAATTGTGTTGTTCCGATTACCAGTTTTACGCCAAGGCTTGAACTATAATCCTGCCATTTGAACAAACCGCCTTCCTGATTCGGGTGACTGAGTGACCGTGGTGGAATTTCAATCCGGCGTGGTATGCCGAAAGCATCGGCCAGAATGATCCCATGAAGGGATGAACTGACTATCTTTTTACACCTTCCGATTTCGCTGATCACTTTTAAGGGGTCGTCCGATACCCGAATAATCTTTGGATTAAACTGTTTAAATACTGGATTTTTTTCCAGCGTTGTATCTGTCCAGTGCGGAACTATTCCTAAATCAAATTCCTTTTCTTCAATTGGTACCAGTTCGTCGGCCAGTAATCCCGGATCAGCCAGTGCAAAGCTGCCTTTAAATCCCCTTGCTGTCAATGGCCCGCGTAGTGCTAAGATTTTAGCATTAGGGAAACCGAGTTTTGATTTTTCATGCAGCTTTCCGGCGCCCGCGATTACACCTTTCCAATCCGCTGGTAAATGCTCCAACACAGAGCCGACAATAACTATATCGGCTTCCTTTGCTGTTGACCATTGCGATTCCAGGCGTGTGAATCTTTTCAGTAACAACCCCCCAAGCAAGTCTCCAAAATTCTTTTTCTCTTTCCAGTAATAAATCTTCACGGTTCCCATATTTAAAAGCGCAGATATCCGATAATTGGTTTCCCCTGTTGTCTTCTTTTTTTCTCTACATCAACGCCATTTCTAGATCCATCATGATTTGTATTCCCTTCTATAGTGTTTAAACTATTGTCAGGATTGAGTGATTCGATGATTCCTGTATGTCCCAATTGATGCCCAAGATCCATGATGAAAATATCTCCGACCTGTGGCCCGGAATAAATCTGGTTTTCTTTTCGCGCATTCCATTGAAGGTGTACGCCACCGGTTCTATCCAGTGGGCTGACAGTATTTAATTTCAATGCGGCTTTGTCAAAACACCAATACAGAAACGCCATGCACCAACTAGCCGGGAAATGAAGTCCAACAGTCGCCAGATAATCCTGCACGGGATGACCCCAATTGCTCCCTAGCGGGCTTTCGGTTTGTCCGACTTGAGATATAGCGATATCTAAAGCTGATTTTGTGATTGGTGTCATAGCATTACCCTCCTATAGTTTTGATCCCATAATATTTTTGCCATCCGTTTGGCATGGCCGTCAATTTTTATTTCACCCCATTTCGGATTTAGGATGTGCATCATTTCATGAACGACGGCTTCCAGTTGCCTAAACCCTGTTATTCTACTATCTATTTCAATAATGTTTTCATCCACCCAAGCCAGCCCGTCAGCTTTGTGCTTTCCTAGTTTCCTGTGAACTACATCGGGGTTGGGTCTTTCTTCCGTCATTCGTCCTTATTTAAAAGTCTTTCTGCTTCAAAGGGTATGTCTGCCGAAAACTGCGATTTATAACTACTATATGCCTTTCCTTCTTTTTGCGATTCCTTTCGGATTATCATTGCCAGTTTTTCAACCACTATATTCAGTTCGCAGGCTGTCTTTGTCTTGAATTTCTTTTTTAAATACTGAAGTGCTTTTAACTGATCTTCATTTGTCATACGGCGATGGATGGTTTTGAGTCTTGAACAATCATGGCAAGTAAAATCACATAATTGGCGCAGTCCAAAAGGGAATCTTCGATGGATTCATTCTTCGGAATCTTGCCGCCAAGTAGTTCAGAAAGCCGGGCAATCTTATTGGCGATCTGATGGAGAGCCGCTTTCTCCGGTTTCTCGCCAAGAATAAAAGATGATCGCTTAAAATTGATCAATCGGTCAGCTTCTGTCGCGTAGTCGTCTCCTTTTTTAAAGATGAGTTCTGCCATTTTTGTCGTAAAGTCACTGAAAAATTTCTGTTGTAATTCCCTGTTCATGTTTCGTTTTTTAAAATAGATGTGTTAACCGCGCTATCTGTCCGTGTTCTGGATGATGAATAAATCCCTCTATTGCTTTCGGTGAATACTGATATCCGTTACGATGATGCCAGCTATCCGTTCCGCTCGGGCTTCTCAGTGTTTCAACGCATACACTCATAATGTCCTCGCTGATTTTGTGATGCTTGTCATGTGTATAAAAATATCTGTGCTTGCATTCATGCCAAAATTCGGAGGCTTCATGCGTCATCAGCAAAGGCAAATCTTTTTGTTTCGCGCCATCGCCATGTGTCGTACCGATTATATTTTTACCATACCTGTGATATTTTCTATGTGCCGGACTAACATTAAATTCAATATTTTTACAGTTTTTAAACCAGCTGCTTATCGTATCTGCCAAGAAAAATCCGCTTGCATAATCATGATTACTCGGATCATACTGAACGGTAACAGGCGCAATTTGTATAAGCCTTTCAATAGCGTCAATGTAAATTTGTTTCCCTATCGTAAAATTATTATACCACATATCACACACATCCTGATTTGTTCCACCGGTTGTTGTATTTTTAGGATTGTCTACATGAAGAATATCATTTCCGATTATCAAAAGGATTTCATCAATATTCCATCCCGCCGCTTTGCTTATTAATCCATCTATCCCTTCCTTTACTCTTTTTACCGCTATCTGCGAATTATATTCCTCTCCTGTCTCAAAAGAACTTGCGATTTTACCAACATGGATATCGGCTGGATCAACAACAAACAAATGGCCGTCTTTGTGTTTGGTGTAATGGATCTTCGGGTATTTGGGCGCGTATTCCTGCATCTGCTGAATAATCTCGTCCTTAACTTCATCGTATGTTTTTTGTTTCTGTCCCGCAACATGAATACTGTAATGCTTCCCCGTATACCAAAAATGATTTACATTTTCAAAATCAATTCCTACATCGTCGCATTCCTTGGCAAGTCCAGGATTTTTCTTCCTGCCTTCATACCCCTTCTTAATATATCCGCCTTCTTTTCCAAGCGTTTCCTGATATTTCTTCTGATCGTATATCTTCCTTTCTTCCTTTGACCATGCCATGAATCAGTTTTTAGTGAACAATCTTACCCAAGAACATTAAATCGTATCCAGATCCTGAATATGTGTTAATGCCTATATCGTCAAGTTTTAAAGTGTCGCCTGAAATTGATGTGATGCGTCCGATCTGAATGGTATTCAAATTCTGAGCGTTCAGATAAGGGTCGTACGCGCCCCTTCCCCAGCTGGCTGGTTGCGCAATGATATAATCCCCGATCGCAGACTGTTTTGCAACCAGGTCTGGCACAACCACGCTACCGATCCAATTAATGCGGTCTATGATGAGCGTTGGCGTCGTGTGGAAATAAATTAAGGTATCGTGTGGGTTAATAAAACCGTTTCCGTAGTAATTATGGACATTATCGAATGTGGGTTGTGGGTTCGGTGAGCCGTAAAGGCCAATGACTAACGGCTGCACGTTCATGGTCATATCCCGGAAAGCCCCGCTTACATTCGAAAGGTTCATGCGGTGAGTCTGGCTGTTGTCGTAATATCTGAGCATTCCACCGCTGAAATTGATCTGCCCGGCGATCAGATAATCTGGAGCAGGCCAACCAGGTCCGGAAAGAAAATCAATCTGGCAGTTCAAGCAGTTTGTTCCCGCACCGTTACCGACATATCCAAAACGGAAAAGACTTTCAGAATAAATATCCTTACAGGAAAGCGGAAAAGTAGTTGTGCTGAGATTAAAGAGCTCATTCACATTTCCGGCAACATTCCAGTTTTCGCAAAACAACGATCCGCCACCGGTGCCTCGGCCATAACTTATCCCGTCAATGATCGTGTGAACGGAGGCCCAGACTTTCAGGCCTTTTATATTTATTGTTTTCGATTGATCCTGACCTATCGCTATTGCCACCCGGCAGGCTTCAATATCATCTTCCAGAATGTTTGCTATTTCATCGTTAAGCGTAGATGCATTTGGTGTAAGGCAAATGCCCACCATAAATTGTTTGATCGCGCAGTTCTTTATTGTAACGTCTGATGTCCCGCCACGCGACCCGCTGGCATTTGCTTCTGGGTCGATACTGATTCCGGCGTACGGTGCATATCTCGAATCGACAACTGATCCATCAGCCCAATCTGAGAATTTAAGAGTTCCAATGTTTTGATTGTTAACCGTATTTGGGAATCCGTATTTTCCAATAAGGGTAAGATTTTCGATTTCGATACTTCGGCCAAGTTGGATGCCAATGCAGTACCCAGCTATATTGTCGAAAGTAATCTGCGACAGGTAAGGATCGCTTGCCGATTTGTTTGATACATCCCCCTGTAGTCTGACCGTAAAGAATTTTCCATGATTGCTGAGTTTAATTGATTGAGAAGAACGGTAATGGCCAATTGGAATACCAACGGTCGAGCATACCCATGGATGAACGATACAATAATTACATGCGTTTTGAATAGGTATATAATCATCGCTTATGCCGTCACCTTTTGCACCGAAATATTTTACACTGATCTCTCCGTTGAATGCAAACTGAGTCGTGTCAATCGCCGAAGCTGTCGTGTCAATTATTACAGGCATGGGCGTGGGAACCGGTGAAACCGGAGTAGGCCCGTAGATGATCGGTGGAACGTGCGTTGAACATCCGACAAGAAATAATATGAAGAACCATTTATGCATCCGGCGTGGCGTTCTGATCTCCTACATAATCCTGATAAGTTCCTTCAACGATAGCAACACATTCGGCGAAGGTTAATTTCTTGTCAAGCAACGCTTCCTGAAGTCTCCCATATAATTGCGCGGCGACAGTTGTGTATAGCTTTGATGTGTTATCTGTAACGCCAAATGCAGCAAGTACACGCTGTTCGAAAGCTAAAATATCAGCTTCCGTTGGATTGGCGGGCAATCCCTGAATGGCAAGCTCAACGGCCAGCACTTCCGGAATATATTTCTTTAAGAGGTTCAGGACTTCATCCCCAACGTTGGATTTTGTCAGGCCATCAATGACCGTTGCCAGAAATCCCGCAACGCCCGATTTCAATGCTGACTGAATTTGTTCTGTGATAACGATTGCGATTGAATCTGCTGACTGTCCTACTGATCCGAAAACGCCTTTTAGCCAGTCCCATGCTTTTGTGAAAATTGACATAAATTAAATTTGAATTATGGTTTTGTAATTGTTTCTGTAATTGTCTTACCCGGTGCTGGAATCTGAACGGTAACTGTTTCACCAGCAACAGTTCCAGGAGGTGGCGTTATCGTAGTTACGGCTGGCGAAAATCCGTTCTTTAGCAGATACCCTATTCCTGATGTTCCGGCAACGAGTGCGATTGATTTATATTCGAAAGTCAAAGAACCTGCACTAAAACTGGTATAAATTACCGTCAGCACGGAGGAAATAATGGCTACTAAAAACCCTTTAAGCCAATCGCTTAGCCCAAGAATATTTGCCGATGTTTTTGTTGTTACAATCTGTGTCATTGATTTAGCTTTTAAGTGATTTTTTAATTTGTATGACGTAATAAATAATTGCTGCCAGTGACGCTACGGCGCCAAGAATAAAGGTTATGTTAGCCTTATCGAATAGATTCATAAAGTGAAGTATCCAACTAACGGATATTAATAAAAGTCCAGGAACGCCAGTTGGATTCGTATGTGTCATAGGGTTGATGTAGTTCCGTTATCGTACGTGATTGTTTTCTTATTTAAAATAATATCCCAGCTAATTCCTGTCGCTGTTCTCTGTTTTGGTATTGGCGGACATGCCGGACAGATAATTGGCGGAGGGCATATTTTCAATGCCTGAATAGCTACAGTATCCGCTTTAGAAAATACCTTACAAACCGGGCAAATCTTTGGAATTGTATCGTGAACTGTAATCGAAACGATTTTAATTCCTAGTGTATCCTTATTGAAATACACTGTATCGCCGGAGTTGATAAACCGGTATTGACCCGTGTTCATTGCGCTAAAGGCCAGCACTGTCGTGGATGGACTGATGACCGTTTGTGCGTATGTTACAGAAATGGCGGCAACAATAAGAAGTCCTATAATGATTAGTTTTTTCATGGTGCGGGTATAAAATAAATATGACTTGATTTTAAATGAATGGTTTTATTGGGATTGGTTGCTGAAAAAATAACGTCCACCCAATAATTTGTCGAGTGAAAAGATGATGTCGGAACTTTGGCGACGCTGGTATAATCGAAAAGTCCGTTTACTCCGGAAGCGCCGTCAGCCAATGCCTGAAGTGGTGAATTGGTAATCGCTGCCTGCAAACCAAATTCATCGTTCACATAAAGTCCCGCGCTGCTTAAATAAGCCGCGATATAAGTCGTTCCGGCGGTGATTGCAACGGGCGCCGCAAAAGACACGCTCTGCCATCCTGTAGCCGATTCGGCGGTGAATATGGCTGAAGCAAGTCGTACGCCTGCTGCCGTGTAAAGCTCTCCGGTATGGGTTCCTGTGAGGCCAGAAGTCTTATAAAAACGTATTCCTGTGATATATCCCGAGAGTGTTGATTTGAATTTAACTCCAAGTTCAATTCCTCCTGCTACATCAGGACCGCCTGTTCCGCCTGCGGGGATCTGAGCTGTAAATATGTGAACCCCGTTTGACGGTTGCGCATTTACATTTACCGTTACCTGATCGGTCGACACACCGCCGTTTACAGAAAGTTGGAATACGTAAGTACCGACCGCGCTCATTCCCGTTACGGTTGTGGATACGCTTGTCGATGTCGCAATAACTGGCGTGACCGGCCCAGAGACGTTTGTCCATGCGTAAGACGCGATTGTCCCGGTTGATCCAGATCCATCCAGAACAACAGATGCCGCCGGTTGGGTAATCGTTTGATCGCTGCCGGCGTTGGCTCCTGCCGGTGGGGCGGGATTGACAATAACTGTTACCTGATCGATGAAAGAGCCGGTCGTGCCGCCATTAACACCAAGTTGAAAAACATAAGTTCCTTGAATCAGTCCACCGATAATCGTTGATATTGCTGTAGGGCTTACTATCGTAGGCGTGTTCGGCCCTGATATTTTAGTCCAAAGAAAACTCGTTAAAGCACCTGAGGAAAGCGATCCATCCACCGTTACCGATGAAGAAGGAAGGGCAATCGTCTGATCGGCTCCGGCATTGGCCGTTGGTACGCCGCTGGTATTGACTACTATGCCCGCGCGAATGATATAGCTTCCGTCTGTTTGTCTGCCGGTGATCCCCAAAGGATAAGGAAGTCTGTACCCAGTTGAATCTTTGATGAACATGTGCAGATCGTAGGTAGATGCCGCCACGCCGGTGAGTAAATAGTTATCGTTGAATACGGAGTCTTTCGCCTGCGGCAGAAATAAATAAAGTTTGAATTTGGAAGTGTCGCGCCACTGAACAGACTGATCGGAGGTCTTGCGGAGTTCGTAGATAATCTTCCATTTCTTTTCGTAAATGGGCGCGACATTAATATTTTTCCAGTACGCACTGATGTTAAATGTTCCGCCGGTTGAGGGAGAAGTCGTTATTCTTGTCGTATCCAGTACGAGTTTATTACCCATGATGGCATTGCCTGCCCGGATAGCATTTACAAGAGCCGTTCCGTTTGTCGGGTCGTTGGTGGGTATGGGATAGTTCCCATTGCCGCAATAGGTAATGTGGAACATATTAATTTCGTTATTCAGATCGCACTGAATAGATCCGCAACGACTCGTGCCATTTAAATCATTTGCCGGTTCGCCGCCAATGGGCGCAAACTGCCATGCGGCCATGATGATCGGCTGAAACAGATGTCCGGAAAAAGTATTCGGATCGGCGTTCAGATAAGCGTTATACCCGTCGTCTCCGATGTTGTCGCGCCTCCATCCGAAATGTCCATAAGCGTTTTGAGCCGTGAGCATGAAATAACAGAAATCTAATGGAAGATCAGATGCATGCCCGTGATCGAAATAAGCCATCGGGTTGGTGATCTGCACACCCGGGAACGTGGTAATCGCTGCATTAATCAAGGCCTCCAGTGAAGCCGTGGTAGCTGTTCTGCCTGTCGGCTCCGTTCCTGTCCAAGGGTAGGTATGCCCTTCCCCGAAGTCTCCGTAAGAACGGATATCCCAACTTGAAAAAGCAGACGCGTAGGTGTGGCCTGAGTGAGAAGTCCCGGCGATATGAGCGGCAATGGCTGTCATCAAAGCCGAATACCGTGCGATATAGTTTGGCGAGTTCCAGTTTGGAATCCACACGCCATCGGCATCCTGCCAGTCACGGGAATTTGCTGTTTCCGCTTGCATTAAATTATGCAAGTAAGTAGGATACCCGAAGGCCGGAAGCCCGCAGGCGGAACACATATCCATGACAGCCATGTGAAACATCGCGCCCGCATCTATGCATTGATTGACCGCATTGTCAAATATTGTCCACGAATAAGTTCCTTGCGTTGTTGTGGATTCGATATCCGTCCAGTTCAGACGCATGTAATAATCCATTGCTACCGAGTTGCCGGCCGGTATCTGCGGCGTTGCATTGAACGCCCCCCAATCTGAGGTACCCCAATGCTCGAAACTTCCGTTCGGACGTATGTAGTCACCTGCCAGACGGGTATAGGAAGTCGTGGTTACTTGCGCCTGCGCGAAAGAGATCAGAGATAAAAGGACGATAAGAAGTTTCTTCATAGCTATTTCTTTATTACCGAATCAACGACCATTTTAATTTTTCTATTCTTGGGATCGGCGGGATTGATATATTCATCTACTTCCTTCCATACCAGATGTTCGGCATTTGATTTACTGATCACATACTGAATTTTTTGCCATATCGCCGCGTCTATTTGCAGGACATAAGTCGTGTCGTGTGGAATAGGCGGAGCTACGATATTTTTCTGCGCGAAACCCGATGAACCAATAAATAAAAAAGCGATTGTTAATAGTTTCATGTTTTAGTTTAATTTATAAGCGAATGATGCCGTTAATATTCCGGCTGCCGTTGATGTTGCCTGAAAATGTATTGTTGCCGTTGATGCCGATTGTATCTGAACTTCCGCCCCGGTATAAACACCCGCTCCTGCATTATCTGACCAAGTGCCGGTTCCCGCCGCCCCTTGCGTTGTGGTTGCGGTATTAAATGGAAGTGTGAGCGTTAAAACGGTCTGCGCGCCGCTTCCAAGTGAAGGCGTAATCCCGTAACCAACCTGACAAAAAACAGTATTACCGACTCTGTGATATCTTACATTTGTTTCGGAACTGGATGCAATATTCGTCGTGTTGGCCGGAGATGATGCCCATGTGCCACCGGAAACGGCGTCGCCTTCAATTAGATTTCCGGATGCATCGAACTGCGCTGTTTTAGTTGCGGTTCCAGTAAATGTCCCCGCACCATAAAGCCCAAAGACAATTGATCCGTTGGCCTTAAATTTATCCTGCGCTGATGGTGTTGTTCCAATAGCGATATCTATTTCTCCAGATGCGTTATCATTCATAAAAATGAACTTCGGCGCGTTGGAATAAAAGTATCCGTTATCAGCTCCGACAGCGCCATAAGGCGTTGCCCCCGTTCCGAAAATTCCTATCTGTGCATAGTGTGTTAGATCTGTAACGGTGACAGTTGCATTAGTACCCGTACCGCCGTTATTGTTTGTAACTGTGAATTGTGTTCCCGCGTTCTGGCTTTTATTTAAGGCAAGCTGACCCGTTGATGTTACGTAGGTAAGCGTTGCATCTCCACCGATACTTGAAGATGTTTGAGCTACCATTAAATCAGTAGCCGTAAGACCCGAAAGGCCGCTTCCGCCAATGGATGACTGGGCGACTTTCTTCACCGTCATGATTCCCGCTGAAGTTGTTCCAACCAAAACGGAATCGGATGTAGTGCCATTGGGAACGGCAAAATCAGCCACTTTTATACTTGTGGCATCGACATATAAAGAAGACAGGCCCGCAAGCGTTGGGCTTTGTACGTCGCCACCGATTGCCACTTGTGTTGCATTCCACCGGAGTGGAATTTTAAATGTTGGTATTGTTCCACCCGCTGCTGATACGGTTGACATTTGAGCCGCTATTTCACCAGCGCCAAAGAAAAAGTTGTCCGCCCATCCTGTTGCATTTCTTGTATAACCGGCGCTATATGTGCTGTTTTCCTGAACAAGACAAGAGTTCGTACCTGTACACTCCATTCCAAGCGTACCAACTAATACACCATTCTTTGTGGCGTCGGATGCAAGAGAAATCTGGTTACTAAGAAGATAATCTGCCGTAACATTCGTGCAGCTTACCATACTGTAGACGCTGCTATAATCCACTACTGAAATCTGACCGCTGATACTTCCGCTTACAATATTTTGAAGCAGGATAAAGGGATGCGAAATTGATCCGACATAGTTTCGACCTACTGCATTATTAATTGTTACCAGCGCAAAATTATTTAAATCAATAGCCGACTGAACACTGGATGCGTTATTGACCGGTGAAATCTGAACGTTATCAATCTGTATATGAGATACAAGACCACCCGAAAGATTATTCATCTTGATGGCTGTCGAGTCGAAGTTTTCGAATGAAGTATTATTACACACGAAATCAGATGTAGCCCCTTGTGTGAATGTTGCGTAAATACATTTACTGAAATGATGCGCCGGCGTTGTGGAATAATCAGATGAATTCCATTTACAGTTTACAACCTTACCGCCGCCGCCTGCCAGCCAAAGGAACCCAACGCAGTCGGTTACATTGTAGAAACCCGACTGGAAAATACAACCGACGATAGACCAGTCACCCAGATCGGCATCGATGTTATTACCAAGCCGTATGCCTATTTTCACCGGCCAGTCGATCCGGCAGTTGACCATCGACCAGTAATAAGTTGCCTGGAAATCGTAGTCGATAAAGAACCTGCGTACCCGAAGGTTCTCGAAATGGAATGAGTTCACGTTATTTTTAACTACTATCGCCGCTCCCGCCGTTGGTACGACCGAAGATGAATTGATGATAGCGATATTGTCTATTGAAATTCCGGGCGATGTATTTGTCGCCGATGTGTCGAATACGAGGAAGTTTTTTGTAGAACTGGTGTAATAAAACGCACACTGGAAAGAACGATTCCCAGTTGTATCGCTAAATACTTTTTCGCCACCCATACCTGTCCCGTGAATGTGAATGCTGTATCCTTTAAATAGCACACTGTCGGAAAATAAAAATTTACCGTTGTCAAACCACAGATCGGAACCGGAAGGCGTTATTAGTATGAAATTTCTGAATATCGGTGTATTGTCTGTCGAGCTATCTCCTTTGAATCCCCAATCTTTTGCATAATAAGGATGTCCTGGGTTGTTTGCTGTTACGTGTACGCCCTGTCCAAAGGATACGGCGCATAGCATAACAAATAATATCGTTATTAAATTTCTCATAATATTCTGTTGTCAAGAGTCCCGTTCAAATGATATAAAATGACTTCGCCGGAATTAAAAGTCCCTGACGGCGTTACCGCTTCGACTTTCGTCTGCCCAACTCCGCCTGTTACTGAAAAAGAAGTGATAACCGGATTACCGGACGTTATTGTGCCGCCAAAAATTATATACACGTTATTTGAATTATGCCATGTGGTCGGAAGGGTTATCGTGAGGGCGGCCTGTACTGTTGATGGATTTACATATACGTAATTATTTCCGTTTGTAACTGTAAGTGTTGCCCCTGTTGTATAAGTTTGTGTGGCATCAAGGGCAACGCCGGAGCTTCCACCAGATGCATTTATCGTCAGCAAACTATCCCCCGCAACAGAGAATGTGATATTCGTTCCCGGTGCAATCTTGGGGATGACCAAAGCGCCTGCATTGGCAAAGGCAAGCGCTAACGCTCCTGAACCTGTTCCCGGAGTTCTTAGTGAAAAAGTATCTGTAGGTAGTGGGGACCATGTCTTATCACCCCGAAGGAAATCCGTTACCGCGCCAGTAGATGCCGGAACAAGACCCTGCAAAGACGTTGTAAATAAATTCAAGTCCGCTGTTTCCTGTGCGCTGGTTATATCTGCTGGTGTGGCCGATGATCCGGATATATTCCCTTTGCGGGTATGCGCTGGCATCGTAGCCATGTTGGAATTAATCAAAAGATTATATCCCACCACGCCACTGTTATCCGTTAACAGAACGGTATTGTTAGCTCCTTTGGGAAGCCTCGTTGTTACGTTGCTTCCGTTGCGATACATCACATCATAAGTCGTTGTAAGCGGATCGGCAAAGCCACCACCACCTCCGCCCGAACCACCACCCCATTTAATCCATTTGGTTCCGTTGTACATACAATAGACTGCGCTGTCCTGGTTGTAAAAGATCTGTCCTACCATGGGCGAAAAAGCCAGCATATCAGAAGTAACGCCGCCGGGAGTGGCACCATTGGTCAATCCTAAAATGATTCTCTGATTGGCATTCCCGAATATGGCAACGTTGTTACTGTCAATATTTATCGAGTTCCCAATCATGGTGCTATTGGAAATCGAAGGATTCAACTGCGTATTATCTGGCCCGGTGAAAGACCCTAGAAAAATATCTCCGTTAAAGGTTGTTGTGGTCGGATGGGTATTATCGAAAGTTCCAGACCGGTAACCGATGATCGTATTGTTTGCACCCGTGCTTCCGCTTCGTCCACCGGCAAGCTGCCCTACGCTTACGTTGTTTCCACCGCTGCCAACCGTGCCTCCTATGTCTGTGCAGTTGGTGCATTCTGCTGCTGACGGAGCAGGGGCGATCATCGTGAAATTGCTTTTGACACTGGCCTGAAGCGATCCCGGATTATTGGTTAACCAAAGCGTATTTGCGGATTTGGTTCCGATTTCAAATTGATCCCCGGTTCCGGCAACGCCACCAACCAGCCGCGCATAAGAGGCCGACGAATCATAAAAGAAAGAAGTAGAGTAAGCTAAAAATCCAGCGGTATTACCTATGCCAATTAAAGTATGAGGTAAAATGAATTTAGAGGGGACGGTATATGCCCCTTGTCCATTCAGGAATAGCGTAGTATCATTTGGGAGTTTTGGCAATAGCCCGTGCTGCGAAGTGGTTGCATTGGCTGTCGTGATATTGGAGAATAGAAACGCGGGTTCCGATATATTGGTGATCGTATTGGTCGATCCTGAAATAGATTTATTTGTTAATGTCGCTGCGTTGTTTTGTAGATCAATCGTTCCAGATGCATCGGGGGAAGTTAGCGTTCGCGTTGTCGCCGTGGTGATTGAGCTGGCATTTAGGATAAGAAGTTTAGTGTGATCGGCATTCGCTTCAACTATAGCGGAGTTGTCAGGGAATGGGGTGCTTGCCCCGCCTCCTGTACCGTTTGCCGCCGCCGTTACGCGACCCTTTGAATCTACGGTTATATTGGCGTTCGTATAACTGGCTGGGGTAACAGTGGTATTGCTTAGTGTTAAAACGCCAGAGTTATTAAAACTTCCGTCGCCACTGACAGAAACCGCCGTAGCAATATTAGATCCGTTGCCTACGAATATATTTCCAGAAGGAAGCGTAGAGGTTAATTTAGCATTCCATATACCGGAACTAGATATCTGTCCGTCTCCGATAGGGGTAAATCCAGCAATGATAGATCCGTTTGCTAGTGCGCCCACTTGGTTGATAGAAGGCTGGCCGGTATAAGTGGATTTAATAGAAAAGACATTCGCGCCGCTAAGATGAAGCGTCAGCTCATCGGCAGTAAAACTTCCACCACCACCACCTCCACCCGTTTGTGCCCACTGCGTACCGTCGCCGACATAAAGAAGCAATCCTTTCCTTGCCAATCCCCATTTGCTTAACGTAGTATCGCTCGGTAGATTCAGAACCGAGTCGGCCCAATATCTTGCCTTCCTGTCGCCGTAGTTTTTAAACCGGCTATATTTGGTCGTATCGTTCCCCGTCTGGCTGAAGGCTGAACTGAAAGCAGTTAAAGAAAGTAAAAAAATAAATAGTTTCTTCATAATACGGGCGACGTTGTTGGTACTTCACAATTGTTTTGAGCATAAGGGAATCGAAGGGTAAAATCCACATACACCCCCCACGGCATATCGTTGTCCTGTTCTGCTACCTGTTGCCCTGCGCCACCAGCCAGAATCCATCCGTTTGAATCCCGGTTCAATTCTGTTACTATGTCCGTTGCTATCCCCAGCATGTCACTGATTACGTCCACATCATTCTGGTTTGAATAATTGGCTACATTCACCAGATCCAGAAACCACAGCCGCCAGATAAGTGTTATCGCGTGACCACTGGGGCTGATCGTAAACCCGTTGTCATCCAGAAATGCCGCCGGGTATTTGGTCGTCTTAGCGGTTAGCAGATCCGTTTTGAGTCCGTAGAAAAAGCTGTTTACCATCTTGTGATTCATGCACACGGCAGCAATTTTGCTTTGAACACTGTTTAGGCTTAATGGCATTCGCTTTTTTTAAATAGTCTCTTAACTTCGTTTCGTTCTTATTACTTATTCCCTTGGGCATAGGTTAATCATGATATGGCGCTCCGTTAAATCCACCGGAATTACACCATGGATTATCGGGTCTGTTATCCGAGTCACTTCCACCAAGCCATATTGGGGATGAAAAATTTCTTTGTTCTGGCGTAACCGTATCCACGGTACTTCCGGGCATCCGGTATTCAGGATACTTCTGAAGCCTGGCCGACTGATCCTGGATGAACAGTTTCATCCGGTTGTTATAATACTCAGCCCTGTTTTTATACCCGTTAGCCAGATCCATGATCTCGGCCATGCTGGGTACTTCGGTATCCTCCCCTTGTTTGCGTACGACTCCTTTGTTCCAGAGTTGAAAAGAAACGGACATAACCAGGTACGACCAGGAAAAATAAAGTAGCGCATCAACCAGATAGGTATCTACTAAATATTTGTAATCTGCCTGGGAAGGATCAGAAATATTGTTTGCACCAACCCCTATGATAAGCGCCTGTAGCTTTTCATAAAGAGCTGTACCCAGAACGGGTTTTATATGAACATCCTGGGCGTACTTGATATCAGGGTAAAGTAGTTTGTCATCCACATTGCCGTGCATGGATGTGCGCTCTTTGAGCATCGTGGCAGATATTAAGAGTGTATTTGCGCTCATCCTTTTTTAATTACGATATTACTTTTCCATGAATGTCTGCAGTACGGGGTAGTGTCATGGGTTCCCTTCCTTGTCCAGAATCCACCGCGCCGGTCGAATACGCTATACCCCAGCCGGGCGCTGATATCTTCAATGTCTTTTCTTGTGTAAAGCCTTCTCAGCTCCATCATGCGGGCGCAGAAAGGCCTATTCCTGGAATCCTGCGGGCCTTCGTAGGAATACATGATAGAAATCTTGCTGATAGGCGTGTTGTCAATCGTAGTCGGTGGAATAACCGGTTGTTCGATTACTACGCGTTCGATAATATCATCCAGCCCGTCACTGGTAGTATTCTGTTGAATGTATCCGCGTGTGATGAGTGCATCAATCTTCCCTTGCACATAGGCAACGGTTTCGCCTATCAATCCGGAAATGGTTACGGCTGAAATGAGTTTATCCTTTTTGATCAGATCCAGGATACGAGATTCAGAAACGGTTAAATCCGTAGTGGTTAAAAACGCTTCCTTGATATAAACTTCTTCGTCAAATTCTGCTTCTACATCCGTTCCGAAGTTTACGGGCTTAGACTTTACTATCTGGTAGTCATTCTTAGACTCGCCAGCGGCGTCAAACATTCCGATGATGCGATCTTCCTCGGCATCGAAACTCATCGCCCCTGAGGCTGTGGGGATACCCAGGATCTCATTGATATCTTTGTCCGGAAGTCCCAGACCTTGGCGTAGTAATATTTTTGCCGTTGCGGCGGTGAGAAGTCCTTTGGTATATTGACGAATGATTCTCAACATCTGTTGATGCTGCTTTGCCGTGAGGTTTTTAATGTTTTCGTTAACGGGTGCTGGCGGAACTGAAGAAAGCGTTCCCGGATCGGGCGCGCCAATCGTTGTCGCCGGAGCGATAGGAATCGTCTGTGTTGGCCGGTTGTCCGCCCCGATGTTTTCGCCGTCCCAATCTTCCGGCGGTATGCCAAGGCTTTCAAATACAAATTTCTTTGGGAGTGAGTTTACAACATCATGCGGGTTTATAATTACACCTATCGGATCGGTTGATCTGAGTTCATAAAGGCCTTTAAACTTGGTGAAGCTTAAGAGATATTGAATTTCTTTTGAAAGAACCTGTGCTTTCGGTTTGGAATACGTGTTCTGGAAAATCGCATACGATGTAGCCAGTTCTGTTGCTCCTCCGAGCTGCCCTTCTTCCTTGATACCAAAAAGCATCGGAGAAGTCACCCGGTGGCCGGAAAAGATTTCCTGCTGGCATGTTTTGTTCAGGATATCAAACTGTTTATCCAGCTCGTTAGCCGACAGGTCGTCAACCGTAACTTTCGACCCTGTACTGTTGGCATCGTTAAAGACCAATAAGAATTTACCGGCATTTTCGGATCCGGCAAACTTGCGGGCCAGTCTTTTCTCTACTTCGTTCTTTTTTTCCTCCGTAGGCTCACCTTTGAAGAACTGAATCATCTTGGACGGCATCATACCGTTGCGGATGGAGGACAGATGAAACTTTGATATCTCAATATCGATTTCTATGTAGTTGTTACAGGCGATGTATCCCGGAAGCGGATAGAACCGGGTCATCGGGCGGTATTCGTTATACTCGTAAATCTGTGAGGTATTGATATGCGCCGGATCGAAAGCGGGTATGTATTCGCCAGGGTTGCGGTCGAACTGATCGCCCCATTTCTCTTTGAAATAAAATCCACCGTCCTTTGCCTTTCGGATCGTAGAGTAATCCACGTGGTATACTTCCGACACAATACCCTGGTAATTAAAAATGATTTCCCATTTGAAACCGCCGTAGGATTCTATATCCAGACTTGCCTTTTGCGCTAAATCGTTCAGTGTTTCCCCAAGCACATTGATTTCAAAGTCACCATTGGCAAATCCGTTGCCGAAGATATAAGCTGCCTTACCGGTAACGATAGCATTGTGTTTGGCTGACTTATCAAACAGGCCCGTTAAGTATTCTGGGTATTTATTGTCTTCCCCATAAAGCACGTAAGCCTTATTCTTTGTTTCTTTGAATAGTGGAATCTTGCTGTCGGAGAATTTGACAACGGCAATCTGTGGTAAATTTTTATCCTGTGGGTCTTCCATTATCCGTTGTAAACTTTGTAGTTAGTGACTGCTGTGTATTTCGCATAATCGAAATCGGTTGTTCTATCCAAGATCATTTGCCCGGACTCTAATATCCCTTGCGTTAAAGCGGTATCGGTATTGACGGCGCTTGCCTGCTGATAAATATTGTAATTCCATTGTCCCGGCTCGTGGCCTGCAAAAAGAACTGAAGGATTGATAAGGAATTGATTGTAGCGTTTCTGGAAAAGGCTTAAATCTGCTGTAGAATTCAGCACAAAGGATACAACGTCACTGGTGTTCACATGATTAAAGACAAACAGATAGAAGGGAGCTGGAATCGTTACCAACTCCGTCAGCGTAAGGATTATCGTTGCTGCCGTGTCGCTTTGTTTGAATTCCAGCATATATTTATAAATGTCAAAAACGGGGTTCTGTTCATAACACAAAAGCCCCCGTTTTACTGGAGGCTTCTAGCGCAAGGACAGAATAGAATATTATGGGCCAGGCGTCTGGAAGGTAGCGGCCACGGTATTGAGAACGAATGGGGAGAGCTGTGCTTCCTTGCCGTCAAAATTCAATGTATACCCGTTCCTGTCTCCGAAAGCCGTTCCTGTTGCTGCCGAACCTGTGAGCAGTCTCAATCCATTGACACGGCCATATAGCCTGTAAGTGTCGTTGTTATCGTGGATGATGATCGTCAGGTTGTTTACAGCAAGGAGCATGATTTCGTTTCTTACAGCTACCTGTTGAACGTTTAAGATGATAGTGCCTTTCTGATCGTAATAGAGCGTACCATTGGCGCGGTTTCCTACGATGTCTTCCTGGAATGCGCCGGTTTCTAAAACCAGTTGGTATTTGCGGAAGATCTTACCGGTAGCTTTTGTTATGGCTGTGAGTGTTCCGGAAGATTCAGTATATGAAACGATATTACCCGTTTCGATTATCCAGCATTCCAGTGTACCGCCTGATCCGACGGCGCAACCGAACGAATAATCCTGGGTTAACGCGCATGAAGCCATTATGAATATTATTTAAACAGAATAATTCGAAAAATATATTAATGGGGAGTAGTTGTCCTCCCCAATATTTACTAGGTTCCTTTGTAGTTTGTGATTTCAGCAGGGAACGCAATGTTCACACCGGCTTTGAAATGCGCTTTGAAACGAACGAAATCTTTAAACTGATCTTCCATCAGGCTGAACTGGCTGTATTCGTCTTCCAGATCCACACCCATGTAAAGGTTGCTGGTTCTGATTCCGAACAGTCTGAACTTACCATCCAGTCCGTGAACGGCTGTCAGCTTATACATTGTACCAGGGATCGTGATTTCTCCGCTTGCCATTCCAACTTCTTTTCCATTAGGGAAGAAATTGTAAAGGTTCAGTGCTGTGTAAGCCGCGATGTATGTGTAGAACACATCCCATCCGCAGAAGATGCGAACATCCTGCTGGCCCTGAACATCTGCAGGGATTGCACCCCACATAGCATTCACGATACTAATTACATTGGTAGATATGATACCTGTAGCTGCGGAAATTGCACCACCAGCGATAAACGGTGTAGTGTTTGCGTTTATGGAAACACCAGACAGATCAATCAATTTGATCAGACCGTCAAAGAATGCAATGGTAGAGTTACCAGCCGAGTTGGTGTCACCCTGCCAGAGCGCTACTTCCAATTGCTTTGCAATGGTAGCGGCTTTGAGTTCCCCGAACTGTTGTTCAAAAGGAATGTCATTGACTTCCGATCCCTTAGCGAGTTTCTTCGACAGGTAAACGGTATTCAATGTCTTTACGCAAATATCTTCTACAACGGCAATATCTCCGATCTTAACGATACGCTGAGAGATTGCGGTGTTACCAGAGGATACACGCGTACAACCTGTACCATTCTGGAAAATGGCATCAGTTGCTAAGATATTAATCTGTTCAGCATACTTCACGCCTGTCATAACAGTGCCTTCAGATGCGATCAGATCGGACGTTTTACCAGAGAACAGCGACTTGGTGACCAGTAGGTCTTCGTTCTCGATGATATAACTTACCAGGGCGGCTACACTTAATGCCATTTTATTATAATTTTAATTATTGACTTATTTACCTTTTTTAATTTCTCTCATTGCGGCTGCGATTATTTCTATCTTCGCTTCCTTCTCATTGACACGATCGAACTTTTCTTTCTTTAAACCGGTTAGGGTTTTAGGTTCTGCTGTTGGCAGTTCCGTAATCTTTTCAATCAGCGTGAACATTCCTTCAATCACCTTTCCGTATTTTTCAATCTTCTGATTTGCTGCTGCCAGCTCAGTTGCCTGATCCTGTAGTGTGGTCTGATAGATTGCTATAGCCTGGTTTTGAGATTCGATTCGTTCGTTAGCAGAAATCTGATAACCGAATTCGGATTCCATCAGCGCTTTGCAAACCACTTCCAGATTAGTAAGCCTTTGTTCAGGGTCACCTACTGCGAATTTTGCTACGTGTTCGGCCATTGCATTCTGCGTGACAGGAACTACGGGAGCCGGTGCGGGCGCTGCTGCTGGAGCTGCGGCCATTGCCGGTACACCGGGAACACATTGGGTGATCGTTCCGGTTGCATCCACGGTGAGCGCTGTTCCATCGGCAAGTGTCAGAACTCCTTCCGGAGCTGGTGCTCCTGCGATGGTTACGGTATCTCCGGGAGCGGGCGAAGCGCCTGCCTGGGAAATTGCGATTTGAGTTCCATCAACCAAAGTGTAAACAGTTGGTGCGGGAACAGAAGGCGCTGCGGGTGCAGATGGTGCGGGCTGTGGCGCTTGCGGAGCTGGAGGCCCGTCGAACACTGCTTTTATACTTGCAAGAATTTCTTTTGCTGTCATGCTTATAAATGTTAATTGATTAGGTCTGTCTGCTTTAAGATTTGTTCGATGCGTTTTACTGCTTGCTCCATCGTCATTTTCACCGGGACATATTTGAAGATTCCTTCCACGCTAAAGCCCATTACTTTTCCGGACGTAATTGCTTCCCATGCCATGTCGTTTCCGATGTAGGCCGATACGAACCAGCTTCCGAATGGAATGTTTTCAAATCCTTTCGGGGCCATGATGCCCATCTGCTCGTCGGTGATAAATGAATTGAAGAAGGTTACGCCTTGCAGTGTGAGATTGGGGTCATGGAAAAGATTTGCCTTTTGCATGTTACCCTTGGCGGCGAATTTGTTTACGATGGTGAAGATGGACGGAGCGTCGAACTCAACCATGTATTCACCTAGCATCTGATCGTTGCGATAAAGCGGCATGCCCGCGATCATCGCAGGCCCGGAGATAATCCGGCGTTCGGTATCTACTGCGAACTTGAGTTTCTTTTTGTCTTCATCGAAGGCCTGAAAGTTCCGTTCGATGGCTGGGCGTTCGACCAGACTGATGAAGTCTACTTCCAAATCAGAATCAAAGGATGGATCTATGTAGGCTTTATAAACCTGTAATTGCATGCTTATAAATGCAGGAACAAGTCGTTTGTCTACTTTAGTGCCCTCCTAAGACTGCCGCGTTTGATAATCTTGCAGCCCGGTTTGCAGCGGCGGCTGAATCAGATTCCACTACGAATGCGCGTACGGAAGTTTGAACCTGACCCATTTGGTTTATGCTGCTTTGATTTAATGATGTGCTGGATTGCGTTGGTGCGACGGGTGCAGCAATTGTCGGAGCCTGAATACTTGGCGTTGATCCCACTGATCCCTGACCGGGTATTGGAACTGCCAATATATTTGATACGGCTTTCACCCCTGCGGCAACGGCTCCCGCTGCTGCTACTATTCCAAGAGCAATACCTATCGGACCAGGGATTTCAGAAACCATTCCAGCGAAGGCATCGAAACCGGCCTGAATGGTTTTGATCGTTGTTCCTGCAATCGCTAACGCTTTGCCTGCTGCGGTTTGCTGTCCCGCAATATCCGCCAGTGTCGTGAAGGCATCGCCGATTGCGTTATTGATCGTGGATACTTGTTTCTGCTCCTCCTGTTTGATCTTAATCCGGTCTTGCGTAAATTGTTCAATCGTGTCGTTGTATTCGGATTCAGTCAGCGCTTTTGCATCGAATGCTTTCTTAACCTGTAATTGTTCTGCGTCAATAGCTGCCTGCCGGGCTTTGAACTGTGACTTTGGATCGTTCAGAACTGTGGATGTATGTTTCTTGGCATCATCTAGTTTTTTCTTTTCCGCAGCTACCCTATTCTTTTCGTCAAGGGCTTCCTGCTTGGCGGCATACTCTTGATCAATCGCTTGTTTGATCTGAAAGAACTGTTCAGAGTTAGCGCCATAGTCTTTAATGGCCTGCTGCAATTCTTTCTGGTGAGCGATCTCGAGGGCTGCGGCTTCCTTGGCCTGCGCATTGTTCAGTCCGTCCAGCTGCGTCTTGGCGTGGATGTCAGATAATTGCTGCTGAAACTTCGCTTCATTATCGGCAATCTCCTGCTGATGTTTAGCTGTTAACGCGTCGCGCTGTGCATTGGCACTGATTTGTTGCTGTTGATTTAGCTGGTTAAATTGATCGCGGGTAATCTTGCCGTCTGCAAACTCTTTGGCAATCAAAGCCTGCTCATCAGCGATCTTATTTTCGAGTAACTGCTTTTCCTTGGCGTACTGATCGGTAATCCCGGCAAGTACATTCTGCTGTTTGAGTTTGGTGAGCTGGGCGTTGAAAGCCTCTAACTGTTCGCGGTCTTTCTTGGCCGCATCGGCTGCGGCTTTCGCTGCTGCCTTATCTGCTGCGTCTTCTTCCCTGTCGGCCTGTTTTTGCAGGCGGTTAATTCTCCTTTTCTCATTTTCGGCATCGGTCTCTTTGTTGAGTTCATCAATCCGAAGTTTCGCTATTTCATCGCGGTTCTTATTCACCCCATCGGCTTCCAGAGATGCCAGTTTAATCTTTGCATCGGTTACTTTCTTAGCTCGGGCTATATCATCTTCAGCCGCTTTGTCTTCCACATCGGCAAGCTGTTTGATGAGTGCCTTGCGTTTGGCAACGGGAATATCAGGATCCAGCGCCTGTTCGCGTAACTTAGCCAGTTCAGCTCCGCGCTGGGCAGCGGCAACATCGGCAACGAGTTGTTCTTTATGTAAATCCTGCAGCTGTTTTGTAAGTGTTGAAGCAACATTGTATGCATTAACAACCGCTCCCACGACTCCCGTTATCGCCGCCTTAGCGTCATCGAAGGCTCCGGAGAAATCCCCTTTGAAGAATTTGATAATAGCACCACCGAGTTGAAAGATAGCGTCCAGCACTGCTTGCGCGGCAGCCTTAATCCCCGCAAACTTCTGTTCCATTTCTTCAGCCCCTTCGGAAGTATTGGTGAATGATTTATAAAGGAAAGCTAGCGCCCCAACGATTGCCACGATGACAAGGACTATCGGATTAGCCAGCATGGCCTTGAAGGATGCGGAAAGACTATCAACGCCTGCTGTTGCTTCCTGCAACGGCCCCGGAAGTGCAGACATTTGAGTCTTTAGGTTTCCGAAAGCGGTTTGTGAAGTCTTTACAGAACTGGTAGTTCCGGCAAGCGCCTTTTGGGTCTGATCAAGATTTTGATTGACTTCCTTTATGTTGGCGTTGGAATTACCGGTATCTACTTGCAGCGTTGCCGCTACGATGGTTGTTGGCATTACTTCTTTTTAAATTGTTGTTCATCGAACTTGTCCTTTGCTTTCAGATAGGCCAGATCGTTAAAGGCTACCCGAACGGGAAGCCCAAAGGCTTCGTCAAGGGTTATCCGGTTGTGATCAGCCACGCGTGTTGCCGAATAAATCCAGCCGTATTGTTTTTGAAAAGGATCTTGTTCAATCTTCTTTCCTTCCTCCGTCCCGACTCCAAACAGCGTTTCGTATTCCCGGTTGAAAGCCCGGAAGCGTTCCACAAATAGTTTCAGGCTACCGATCATCTTGGCAATGGGTTGTTTTAAAAAGAAGTCAGCTCGTTCCTGCTGGAACGTATCGTCCGGGTCGGCCAGCGTGGCAAAGATTTGGTGTGCAAACTGAATGGCATTGCGCGAAACATAGAAGGCTAGTGTGATGAACTGCCCGAACGTTAGTTTTGACGGAGTGTAGTTAATCACATAATCCCCAATCGTTGCCTTGGGTTCTGGTTTAAGTTCCTGGCTAAATATCTTAGTAACTTTTGCTAACAGTTTTGACGCCTTGCGCGGGTTCATATTATCCAACTGGTATTCGGTCAGGTCAAATACTACGCAAGTGGCAAACAGCGCCTTATCAATATCGGAAGTATTCTCTCTCGCATTGATTTCGCTTATCTGCTGAAACTTAAATAGTGTTATTTTATTCCAGTTAGACATTCTTGTAAAGGATTAAAAACCGTTCTCCGAAATTTAAAGCCAGTCCAAAGGTGATCGTAGTGAAGTCCCAGATATAAGAAACAGAATCAGGAGCCGATACAACAGGATACAGTGTTGACCCTTCCCGGGCGATCATCAATACGGCTTTGGCGGCTAGTGCTGATATAACCAGCGCCGTCCCCTCTGTTCCTGTTGCGGTATATACGAGCTGTTGGGTGCTGAATATTAGCTTCAACTGCGCGACCGTTGCCTTATTGACAAACCCAGTTGCCCCTACCACCCATGGAACGATCTTGGTATTATCGTCAACCTGAACATTGGTTAACGCTGGCTTTAAACTTATTTGCTGATCCATTATTGATGTAGTATTACTGAGTTATCGGAATCTAAAACGAACGACCCGTCCGCATCCAGCCATCTGAATGTATCTACGATTGGCGGGAAGGTGACGTATTGATAGGTTGTATTAATTACTTTTAAAAGCTCTACGGTGCAAAGCGCCGGTTGCGTACAGTTGTAATCAGTGATTTTATTTAACCGGTACAGGCTTCCGTCCACATAGACGTAATGAGAAAAATCAAGATTGAAGATATCGTTTGGCTTCAGATAGAACTGTGCGGTTAATAGTTTTGAATCCTTATTCGTTATCTCAGCCATATAAGCCGACCAGTACACATTGAACTGTGTTTTGGTTAGGTCGCCTGTAGCCAGAATAAAGAACAATTCATTCAGCGCCCCGAAGTTCAAATCATTGGTAGGCGCGTCGGGATCATCGAAATGCCCGGCATAGCCATAATAGCTCAGGCTTAAGAGAACCGTTGCCACGTTCTTGATCTGCCAGGTTGAGACTCCCATGATCTTTTTGGTCTGCATGATCCGGATAACGCTATCCACGTTTTCTTCGCCGGCTCCCGTTATATTACCCGTGCGTTTGAATAGTGTTCCATAGACCTTTTCTTCCCCTACATATCCGACCAGTGGTGTGGGCGCAAAGATCAGCGTAGCCGTGTTGGTCTGATCGGCAAACTGGAACTGGCTATCGAAAATATAAGAACCGTATACCTGGTTGTAGCGCTTGTTATATAAATCATTCCAGTAATCAGAATCACTGGCATAATTGAAATTGTATAGCTTACTGGTTAACTCCGACATGGGTTTTATACTGATCGATCCATCTCGGTTTAATTTGTATGTCCAGTCTACGGTATCGGTTCCGGAATAGAAGTTTATAAACGGGCTGATATGAATGAGCGTTTCATCCCATTTGTCCTCGTATACATACAGGTTGAACAGCGTTACAATAGATACCAGGAAATCTACCTTACGGATATTCTGTGGTAAAATATCATTCAGCGTAATCATTTGGTTATAATCCACAGGCTGAAGCGTAGGGATAGCTGAATCCATCGTTAACAGATTCGGACTTGATGCCGTGATGATCATACCTGTTCCTGTCCCGCCGTAAACTAATTGCACGTCAAAGGTATCTCCGGTAACTACGGGTACGGATACCGATGAAATCCATTGCCATGTAATATGTACATTGAATGTTGTGATCGTAGTGGTTGCGATTACTGATCCATTTCTGCGTATGTTGACGATGAAGTTCCCGGGCGTTGCTGAAAACCGGTCACCACCCAGATTCCATGATATAATAGCCGTAAGGGCTGTGGGCTGTGTATAGGTGAACGTCCCGAGTGAATAAGAGAATCCACCGGCTATGATCGTATCCCATGGAAGTAATCCGGATGTAGTTCCGATCCCGGTATTGATAATCGTATGGCTGGAGGTTTCGTTTGCCGTCAGGACTCTGCTGACCTGACTCAAAAGTGTTTTTTGATTATGGGGAACAACCAGGGATTTAAACCGGGGGGTATTGAATAGATCGCATGAATACCGGAAGCCAGCACTAGCAAACATCTTGTCGATGTACTCTTTCACGTACAACGCGGGACGCATGGTTCTGAAATCCCAATCATGTTTTCCTTGCGAATAGTTCCCGTAGTCCATGAGCGGAAAGTATATACCAGAGCCGCCCGGATTGTCCCAGCTGGCGGTAATGTTAGCCGCTGTCCATAGCTGGTTATAGGCAGAGAAATCCAGATCGGCAATATATCCTGAACTAAGGGCAACGTTTAGCGTAGTAAGATTCCCGTTAAGGGCTACCTGGTATTCGATTCTTTTCTTATCGATATCTATTTCCAGAAGCCTGAGCGTTCCTTTGAAGGTCTGTACGTTATCCTGGAAGATGATACATGCCGCCGATACCATGGCATTGAAGTTGATGCCGACGTTCTTCATGGCGGAATCATATACGTTGCTGATACCCGTGTCGAAAATACTTCCGAAGATGGTATTGTTATTAGCCGTTCCGGGTAGGACAACCGTTTTACTGAATGCCGTCTGCCTGCTGGCAAAGTTTTTCACATCGTCAATTGCAAACGTAATCAGTGAATCCAGATCATCTGATATATCAAGTTTATACCCTTCAACAAATATCTCCGTTTGCGTTACCATCAGTTACAGCTTAATTCAAAGATTGTCGTATCAAGATGAATGATCATGTCCAGAAATTGATTCTCAATAACTTCTGCGAATATGATCACATCGGCTATTAAACCACCGTCTAGCTTGACCATTCTGGAATGAACGATTTCGCATTTCGTAGGATATATCGTCATGTCAAGGACGTTTAGCATGCCTTATTTTTTCTTCTTCTGTCGCCCGTCTTATGGATATACATATCTTAGCGTCAATGAAATACTGGAGTAGTGACCATTTACAAATGATTCCGTTATATACTACTATTTCGAGCGGACCGTATACCATTAGCGGAACTGTTGGTTTAACTGGTTGCCAAATGTCAGGTTGATATTCAGGTTCGTTAACTCGTCGTTGATATTCTTCTTGGCCTCATAGGTATCTTCTGTAATCTGGACACAATAGAAACTACCCGAATCTTCCACGTACACCAATGGCGATAGCATTAAATCTTTCAACCACAGGTATTCACCATCAGTTATCAGATCGGAATTGAGTTCAAGCCCTTCGGTATACTGACTGGAATACGTTGAATCGGTTTCATTGTACACCCCGTTTGCATTGCGGAAGGATACGTTACCCGTATTACTCACCGCATACGATAGGCGCCCGAAAATCTCCTTTGTGATATTGATTGTACTCTTATTGACTTTCGTAAATAGGTAGCTGTCAAAGCCTCCATATTGATTCAGGAAGTGCAGCATCCATGTTTTGTATTGTGTTTCGCAGATTATATAAATCGTTACCGTTGCCAATGTTCCGACCTTGACTGTATAGCCTTGCATATAAGGTGTAATCAATCCGGGACTCAAGGTATTAAGCGCCTGCGGGGATACATTTAGCTGCTGGAAATCGTAAGCGAGTGCAGCTGTTACCGATGTGGTGAAGGGCGCTCCGCTTGTTCCATCTGAAAGGATAGGAGTTATAACAACAGGATAAGAGGCTATCGATGCCGGAAGGAATGGCATAAAGAAAAACTGAGAAGAAAACAATACTTTGCCTTGCGTTAACGGGCGGTTGGTGGCGAACAGATCCAGCTTAGTGACTATTGTAGAGACGACATTGTTTAGTCTGTTGTTGGCGTTATTAAAAAAGAACCTTGTTGAATCTACTACGATATCCAGGAAGTCGGTAAAGGAATATGACTCCCCGAAGTGCATGGTAATCTGAAGGGTGAAAGCGCCGTCGCTAAGAATCTGAGCGACCAAACCAGATCCCGGATTAAAGACTGTAGTAGCGTAGCTGCGGACGATCTGTCCTATATTGAATACCCCCACGCCCGTAGCGGGGTCTGGAATCTTTTTCACTCTGGCAACCAGCACGCCGCCAATATAGATATCGCCAATATATTTGAAATTGGGATATGTAACCGGATCGGCAACCGTGACCGGATCGAGTACCGTGAAGATGAGGTCGTCCTGAAAGGATGAGAATATAGCGGGCGTGAACTTGATGTTTAGGGCCATTATCGTTTTATAGCGGTGATGATATCTATTTCAAGGGCTTTGCCGAGTCTGTCTTCGACCTTTGCCGTTGTTGTCCTAACGGCTTTGTCAAGGAATCCCGTAGGCTTTAAACCGTGTTGCATGATACTACGCGCTATCGCGAATGACTTACTCAATGCCGATATGGAATGGTTCTTTATCTCATTGCGGCTGATTGATTTGCTTCTGCTGGAATTAGTCACACTTGACCTTGCTTTGCTCTGCCATGCCATAATGGATTTAATGAAGTCAGCGCTAGGGATGTCTTTCTTAAAAGCGTATCCCGCGTTACTCTGTCCTGATTTGGTTCCCTTAACGCCTGAGTTAACAAAGAGTCCGTAAGGAAGCATGGAGATATCTATCTTAACGACAGTTCCGGTTGTTGTTGGTGGGCCTGATTCTAATGAGGCCGACAATGAACCTGAAGCGTTTGAGTTGGATTCATTCAGGTTTGCTTGAGCATCTTCAATGAATTCTGCGGCTAGTAATATAAGTTCTGAAACCGTTTCACGCGGAGACAGATCACCGATACTCCCCGAACCATTCAGGACATCGGATGCTATCGCAAGGGCTTGAGATTTACCAATACTCATACCTCAATAAATGTCAAAAACTAGGGATTGTTTTTAGATCTGCCGGAGGTTGAGTCCTCCGTTCTTGCCGCCAAGGATTTCATACAGCGCATTGTAATGACCCTTGTAGATAAGGATGCCTCCCGATGTAATGAACATGCATTCACTGATTACCATACTGATATGTTTCCGGATAATGCAGCGGTTCCCCATTTATGCCATGCTAAGGCAAGGGCGCAAACATCATCATCGTGTTCTCCGTCGGGTGCAGAATATCGTATTCCTGTTCTGGTATATTCAAATTCAAACTGTTCTAGCTGATGTCTAAGTTTTCCGGTGCCGGTTTGAACATTGCCATCATCGGCAATAATAATCTTTCTTCCCTGTATGGCTATTGCCAATCCTTCCATAATTGTTTGCTTGCTTCTTTCGGTAAATATGAATGCTTCGATCTGGGATTGCGCTATCTCCACCTGTGAAACAACTACATCCCCAACTCCAGTGCTGTCGATAGCCATTGGAACATTTGGTAGATATTTGATGGTGTTGATAGTTTGATCCCAACCAACCTTATTAAAGTTATGATAATGGCTCATAACGCCCAACTTATCAATGCCTATAATAGATACAAAGTCAACCTTACGCGCGACATCAATACCATAACAAACGCTTTTTTCAATAGACAAAGCCGCCTGACAGCATTGGGCAATAAACTTTAGTCCAAATGGATTGCTGCCATCCTCTGAGGCTTCAGCCAGATACAGTTCATTGAATATGTATTCTGGTAAATCTCTTTTAGCTGCTGTGATTTCTTCGAGAAATGGTCGCCCATCCTTGGTTTTCATACCGGCATCGGCTGCATCATAAGCGGTAATCTTGAAATAGACAAAATCAGGATCTTCACCCGTCTTTGCCTTCATGGCCAGCTTATGTCCCCAATTTTTTTTGCCCTTAACGTTGCCTATAAACTTACCGCTTCCTCCAGTACTTGTAATGGTAGACCTGAGCGCAAACCATGCCGCCTCCCTGGCTCTGGTAAATTCATCGAATACGAAGGCATATACATCATCACCGTATAGGTTGTCTGGGTTTTCGGCAGTCTTAAACTCTATCTTAGCGCCTGTAACAAGAGTTATGATCCTATTGGTTTCATTGAACGATACGAAACCCTTATCGCTAATTTGAACCTTCATGCGGTTGTATGCGATCTTAGCCTGAGCAACTGTAGGGGCTACCCACCACACTGATTCATTCTCGTTTTTAAGTTTGATTGCTTGCTCGAATAGCCAAATGATATGGCTGGCTGTTTTTCCGACCTTTGTGGATGCCTCGCATACGGTATATCTTGCGGGACAGTCCAGGATTGCTTGCTGATATGGGTAAACAAATGGCCGCTGCCATTCTATTTCCACTTCTTCAGTGGTCATAAATTCATTGTGAGCTTATACTTCTTCTTAATTTCTGTATTCTCATTTTTATTATCAGTCTTTTCAACAAGTCCATTTAATCGTTGGGTAATAGATGGATTGTATATGCCCGTCATGCCGCCTTCAATTTGATCAGCGCGGATTTCTTTCTTAATACGCGAACAGATAGCCGCATAATCCGCATAACGGTTGTCCTTATTGGAGAAATAATCACCCAGATCAGCATTGAAGCCTTGCCTAAATGTATAAGTTTCAAAGCCTTCCATAGTTAATGGTCTCTCTAATTCAAAATGAACTTCTATTGCATCTTTGCCAGCAAAATTATTCTTTAGCTTAGGATTGGTCTTGATATACCTTTCATAAGAAAGGAACAAATCCATTAATTTTTCCGGATTGTCAATATATTTATGCTTACCCATTTACCTCAATAAATGTCAATTCCCCGATTTTGTTTTAAGCGTTCCTCATTAACAGATAAGTAAGGATAAGACCGATGGTAAATCCGATACCGATATAACAGATTTTAGCGTTAAGCATATCATACCAGTTGTAGGCCAGCTTGTTTTTAAGTTGTCGCTTGTCTTCGTAAGCCTTATCGGTTATTTCTTCCAGCTTTCTTTCATAGATGTAGTTCATGTTATTTGTTTAAATGGTATATATTCGATAATCGCATTTCTGCACAAATCAGCTCCTAAATAGATAACTCGATCTTTGCATTCTATTGCCATTCCATATTCCGATGATCTAATGGCATTTTTTGCAAATATTTCCGTATTATCATCTTCGCTAATACTGGTGTAAGAAAGTTTCTCCTTCCCGTGAATAAAAACATTAACTCTTCCCATATTTATTTGTTTAAATATTCGGTGATTTGATTGATAAGCCTTTCATTGGTGTTCTGCAGGTAAACCGTGTTAAGGAATTCAACGCCATATTCCAGTAAATCGGGGAGCGTTGCGTTGTCCACACATATTTCACGTGGTAGGTGTTTGAACATTTCCGATCTGCTGATGGCTATAGGTCGACGTACGCTTAGGGCATAGTCTGTTGCCGAACTTATCCCGCGTCCGTGGCTGTCAGCGTAAAGGAATACATTCAGGTCGTTGGCCCGGTTCCATTCCAGGAGTTCTGTTTGGCTGAGGAAGTTGTGATTGACTTCCAGTGTTATAGCCGTTCCCTGAATTACTTGCTGGCATTTGTATGCCTCATTCCTTGCCATGGCCCCGTCGTTATCGCCGAACTCAGCGAATGGGATGTTAAGCCTTAGTCTGGCCTCTTTGAATTGTTCGGTAACCAGCTTTGCAATGCCCGGAAAGTTCTTATCTGGGAACCCAAATCCAAAGGAGCCGATAACCGGTATTCTGTTTAGGGGCTTCTCTGCGTAGTAGTTTCCGATCAGCGGTCTTGCTATCCCTGCCACGCGAATGATAACGTCTGGCGTTATGTTCATGAAGGCTTCATGGAATAGGGCTACGTGTTTTATGTTCCGGTTAAAACAATCCACATTTGGTAGTGTGGCGTGGTGGTAGTTGTATAGAGCAACGTCATAGCCTTCGTAATTGATTGGGCTTACGCCGTCTGACTCATGGAGCGTGATGTCCAATGCTGGTTTCAGGATGGAGAATAACCGTCTTCCGTAGTCTGCTACACCACAGCGTTCAGAATCACGGGTTATGAATAGTATTTTCATTTCTTTATCTTTAAATCACTAAGCCATACTTCAAGAGTTTGCCTATCTATTTCCCATGTATGCCCCAAATAATGAGTAACAATAATTCTAAGGATATTTTCCAATGTTGAAATACGATGCTTTGCGAATTGTAATTCATCATTTACTATTTCAATTGGCTCTTTCATATTTTAATAAATGAAGATTCGATTATTTCCGCTCTCACCCATGCATGCATATTGCCCTCTTTACTTTTCTCATTTAAATTAACCAAATGAAGCGTTGGATCAGTCATGAAGTTGAAATCCCATGAGCGCCCTCCAGTAAATTCATCACCCTCATTTGTCATTGTAATACCGGATATTCTTTCCAACGTATTCTTTTCATGATTAGAAACGGCCATCATGATCACATCCCTTAATACTTTCTGTTCTTTTGTCATATACTATATTTTAAATGATTCATGCCGGTACCAGTCTTCATACGGCTGCATATACCAGGCCGGGGTAGGGTCAAGGCATGGCGCGTCTTCCACCACTCTGATGTAACCGTTACGTGTTAATAGTTCGTACAGCGCGTCCTTGTTTGTCGGGCCGTCACAGTACAGGTTGTGTTCGATTGTCATTAGCTTGAACCGGAACTCATCGAAAGGAAATGCGTTTAATACCGTGAACTCATGGCCTTCAATGTCCATGCTTAAATAGTCTATGACACTTGGCGCTGTATAATCCCTTAGAATTCCTTGCAATGTGTCGCACTTCACTGATATTTCCCCGCCTATCCTATCCCCGGCAAACATGGCTATTCCCTTATAGTTGGTCACAGCCTTATTGACGCTAACGTTTGTTCTTTCCCGGATGCATTTGTTATACGCATTTACTTCGGCTTCCACGCATATCCCTTTCCATCCCAGGTATTCCAGTGCATAGGTATTACTTGTCTGCACTCCGTCGTAAGCGCCAATGTCTACGAAGAAACCTTTATCACCAATGATATCATGAACCCATTTGTCTTGTCCTGCTTGGGAGTGGTATGTCATAAATTATATCCATTGTTTTTGTGTCCAGTATGTGCCACCATGTATTTAATTCCTGCTCAGTAAAGTCAGCTTTAATAATATCCGCTAAGTCTGCAATATCATCGGAGGTGGCATTGAAGTCTTCCCAGCCGCCTGATGGATAGTAATTGCTTCCAGTAAATAGAATGTATCGTTTCATGCTGCGTGATATTGTTTTGATAATTCACTACTTTCATTTTTCTATTATAATGAACACTGGATTAGTAACAATCATCTTGCCTCCATTGTTGAGATATTCGGCCTCTCTTTCTTCAAAAGATTGAATAAAATGCCATGGTAATATCAATAGGTAATCCGGTTTGCGTTCTCTCATTTCCTGTTCGCTGATAATTGGTATGTTAGTCCCGATAGTCTTCAGTCCCCATTTGCATTCCTGTCGCTCTGCGATCGCATCAATCATGGTATGATCCAGCCCAAAGAATTGCAGGAGCGTGTTGCCCTTTGTTGATGCCCCATAGCCCATGACCGTCTTCCCCCGCTTCTTAGCATAGGTGATAAAGTCCACCACTTCGGCTTTCAGTTTTAAAATGTCTCTGTGAAAATTCTGCCATACTTCCGGGAAGGAAACGCCGTTGGAAAGTTCTTCCGATAACAGGGATTCGATCCGGTAGTTGCATACATCACGGTATGCCTGGGTTCCGAAGTTCTTCACGCTTGCTTTCTCTTTGCGAACAAATACCCGCATGCTTCCCCCGTTCACATCATTAAGCGTACAGTCCACGATCCTGAAACCGTTGCGTTCCAGTAGGGTCTTCATGCTGCCGAGCGTGTGATAAAATACATGCTCGGATAAAATGTTATCAAATGCCAATTGCTTTAACATCAATGGTGTATAGCTTAACTGCAGCACCCACAGACCTTCGTCGTCCAGTACTTCGTAAACATCTTTGATGAATGTGTCCGGGTCTTCCAGATCGTAGAACATGGCGATTGTTGTGATAACATTAAATCTTTCACCAGTTATCCTAAATGTAAATGGATTAAAATAGCCTTGAATTATATCTGCATGTTTTTTAGCTTGTTCATAAATATCACCTTCGCAAGGATCAAAACCTAATCTACTGAAAGTATTTGGAACAAGACTTAATAGTGTGCCATCGTTGCTGGCAATATCCAACCATCGGCTTAATCTCAATACCCCATCATTGGGTCCATAATAAACAAATGGCAATATAGAATCCACGACATTCTTTAACGCGGCTTTCATACTGGCATTCGTCCCACTGCGATACCAGTATTTTCCGAACATATCTCCAAGGGGTTTGGTTGTCTTCAGCCTTGCCGCTCCTATGGATTTGTCCATGACCAATTCCAGTTCGTGCAGCCGTTCTGGTTTAGCGAACTCATCCGGCTTCAGGAAGTCGCTCACGTAAATCTCTCCAAGGCTAAATAGTTTTTCCATATGATTTTACTTCCGATGTTCCGGATTTAAAAAACTCGTTGATTTCATTCTTTAATTGCCCTCTTTGCGTATTGAGTATATTGGTTGCGCGTGTAGCATCCGCTATATCCTTGTCCGGTACGCACGGCATGCGCTTGATATCTTCATACTTAAAGATTTTAAGATTCACAATTGTTAGCTTGTCAAATAATTCTGCTATTGTATCCATTGATTTCCTTTTAGATTCGCTGCCCATATCATTGGCAATAACGGTAATTCCCGTTTCTTCCCGCCGCTCAGTAAATAAATTATTCCTACCGGTAAGGTTATCAACAAGGTGCTTATAGATATCACCAGAAGTAAGATGCATATTACTTTGTTAAAGAAATTAACCAACGCGTTAATAGTTTATACCCTCGAAAAAAAAATTACCATCCGAAATCCAATAGAAGTTCTTATGCCATTTTTCCTCACCCATGTATGCGATTTCATCTACCTTGTTTAGTATGGCTAACCTGGGTACTCCCATTGCATGCGCTGCTGCCAGCGGCATGGACTGATTGCCTACAAAGAACTTGCATGAGTTAATAATATTGAAATGCTCCAGTAAAGACTTAGGTTCATAGAATGCCATCTCGTATCCAAAGATTCTATATTCCTCCGCGTTGCCCACGAAGACAGCGCGTTCATCGTTGTATTTGTCTATCGGTATATTCCAGGCTCCGCGACGGGCCGCGTGAACCGAGCAATGAAAGACTATCTTATCTTCCCACCCGGTTATCTTTGGTAAAAATATCCATGGTTCTCCGTTGGGTTGCAGTCCGAAAGTATTGGCAAGCAATGGCGTCCAGCTTGCTGAGTAAGCGTATCTGCGCCACATATTGAGGTTAATGTATTCGCCTGTTTGGTCTTCTTTAAACAATCCCATATCTTCGTCAATAAGTTCTCCAAACCAATCTTGCCGATCCAATATCGGATACAATTCCAAACACGTTTCGTTAAGTGGTAGCTGGAACCCGTCCGAATGTAATTCGCGTTTATCTGTTACGAATAGATCATGTCGTCCGGGGGTATTCTTTACCACCCAAAGCTGATGAATCAGATCACCCATGCGTCCGCCAAGTAAGAAATTCATATCTTGATCCATTTATATGCTAATGACATAGCGATAGAGCTATATATAACAGAATCCGCCCATCCTAATGCGCCTTCTATATTTTGATTACAGATATTGATTATCATATTCAATATGGATAATGCAAATCCAATTGCTAACAATGGTTTTAAAATCTTCATCATGGATAAAATTTTGGTGGATAATATTCGGGTAATGAATTAATACCATGCGGATGATTTACCCACTGGTCTGCGAATGGCGCTGAATTAGGAAAGTAGGGCGTTGGATCGTAAACGGAATACGGTTTCTCATGCCAGCCGTAGCCACAAAATCCCTCTGCCTCATGCCGGTGAGTAAGAGCTGGCTTGGGAAATCTTGCCATCGTTTCGCAACGCAACCAAAAGAAAGTCCCGGCGAACATGAAGTTACCCATCGTATGTTCGGGCATGTTCAGCGTAGGTTGCATCCAGTGACAGCCATAGGCTTCTGCCCGCGTTGCCAGCTCTGCCACGGCATCCCGCCACCTGATTACGTTCCAGTAGATCATTGACCTTCTCCATCGTTCATTGACTTCGCTGCGATTGCTGGCCCCCTTTGTGTGCGCATATAAAATAGCGCCTTCGTTTATCTTACTGAATTCCCACATGGGTATCATGGTCACTTGCTCCCATCCGTCATTGGATTTACCTGCCACATGGAAAACAACTTCCAGAGAATTCAGGCAATTGAATACCTCCTGAATCTTATGGGGCTGACCAACAAATCCGATATGGAACGAAGTAAGCGCTTCGTAGAGTCCTGATTCTTTCAGCGCCCGGATGTGTTCCCGGATTGGCGTTTCGCAATCACCGTCTGCGTATATATGGTAAAAATGGTGCAGGTTCAAGGCTCTAATCTTTGATATGATTTGATATGTATATCTATATTGCACGAGTAATATTGCGTCCCATTTTGAAGATTGTAATTGCCTTCTGCAATAATCTTTGCTGGTAATCCTGTTTCATCTTCAAATTTTCTCAATAGAGATATGCAATCACTTTTGAGTTTGGATGCAATCTGTGATAATTCTATCTTATTCATATTCCAAAATTTGTTTCCGTTCCGATTTCTTTATATATTTTAGTTACAAATCCATTCACCACTTCATCCAACGGCCACGTAACTATAAAATCATGTCTATCGCTTGGCATCATAAGTAAAACGATTTCATTGGTTTCTTTTTTAACTTCCTGAACTTCGATATTAGCCGCGAAGTTTCTTGATTCAAACCTTAATCCTTTTCTGATAATCATTCGTCTTTCGCTTTAGGTGTAGCCACAACGGCAGCCAGTAACAATAATCCTATTATCCAGTACGTCATTTTGCTTTTGCCTTCCTTTTCGGTTTGCCTTGCGATGCCTTCCATTTCAGAAACGCTGCATAGTCCGGGTCAGCAGGCGCATCATTCTTAGGGAACGTTGCCGCGACCACGACCGGCTCCAGGTTTGCTGCCATGTATGCGTCAAACTTTTCATAAAGCACGGTAACCAGATTAAACAGACAGTTACCGCAATCGTGTGGCGCCGGGTAACCGGGCATAAATTCTTCGCGGAGTATCTGAAGTAATTCACCCGTTATCCGGTGGGCAATCTGCGCCGAACGACCACCAACCACATTGCTTACCTCGCGGTAACAAGCTCTGTTGTCTTGAAGAAACCTAATGTTTTCCTGCTTCATAAGTATCGTAATAATAATAGGCCAATGACATCATTGAATTAATACATGCTTCACAATCCCGGTTAGCCGTGAACCCGGATTGAAATTCTTCTGCTATTGCTTTTTCTAGGTTCATTCTTTGCTGATATGAAATCCCGCGCGGCCTACCCTCGGTAAGCATGATTAAATAATATTGCCTGCATTCCTGAAAGACTGCTTTGTTTTCCGGACTCATGCTATCTGTTTTTTACAATTTTCCAAAATTTGTCTTCTTTCAAGGTTTATCTTTGAAAAATTGTAAAACTCATTGCAGAAATCTTTAAGCCTCAATCCGTCTTCCTTTGCCTTTTCGGGTTCTTTTAAATAATCAGTGATATGCTTGATCCAGTCATTGGGATGCTTGCAATACCGGATTGGCAAATCCTTATAGGGATGCACGTCGGAGGCGATTACGGGCAGGCTTAGGTTTGCAGCTTCCAGTACCTTCAGATTTGATTTCATCCGGTTAAAGAAGCTGTTAACCAGCGGAACAAGGCATATATCAGCATGGGCGTACATGCTGTAATAATTCGTTACCGGTTCGGGTGGCAATAGCTTATACTGATGTTTCGCCTTGGCCGTGAAGATCATAGCCATTTCACTCCATTCGGCTTCAGTCTGCTTTTCTTCTGCTGTCTTTGGCGTTTCATTGTCGTCGTACCGCGTATATCCACCAAGAACCATTTTAATTCGTTCGGCCACTGGTCCAAGGGCTTCAATGGGCCGGGTAAGGATTCGTATATCTTCCTTATGTGTTATAGATCCCTGCCAGAACAGACGCGTGAATTCTGATTCTTCGCGTGTGATATCAAACTGCCCCTGATGTGGAATAGCATTCGGGCATACATGAACATTGGAATTGAAGGAACTGATATACTTCGCCATACGGGCATGCGTGGTCAGGACTATATCCGCATTACGAATCTGTCTTATCTGCCTTGCCGCGAACTGTTCTTCTATGTAATATTTGGCTAGAATATGGTGATCATCCAAATGCCAGATATCATCCACATCGACAATTATTTTAAACCCAAACTTTTCCCTAAGCACCTTAATCTTGTCAATATATTCATCTCCGATAACCCGGTTATAGATTACAATATCCAGCTCATCAGTATAATGTTCCTCAACGAACTCGTTTGCGAACAGCACATCCCGGTTGTCCATCATCATAATCGGCATTATGAGGCGATGGTAGCAAGGCGCTGAACTGGCTCGTATGTAAGAAAGTATCTTCATAACCAGCGCATACGGATTGATGAATAAATAGCCCCAGTAAACGTTCCGATCGATGCGTAAAAGAACCACAGCGGAACATGAAAGGCAAAGGCAATGATCAAACTAAACCATCCGGCCATACAAGAAATACAGTTAAATGGCTTTACCACTCCAATCTTGAACACATCCACCCAGACATAAGCCAGTGAAAGGGCTATCGGTACGACCATATACCAGCTCATCGTTAGCTTAGGGAATTGCAGGTGATAATCACAACCCCGAAAGCATAAGACCACTATTGCGGCTAGGATGATGTACTGAACGGTCGTGCTGATCCAGTGTGTTTTCTTTGCAGGATTTCCTATAATTACCGGATCTCCGCTTGATAATCGCGTGTCGAATATAGCCAGCAGTTCGGGCCTCTTTTTAACTATCTTTTTTGTCGCCATTTTGTATAAAGTTTAGTTCCTCTTTTGTGAAAATAGGTTTAGGGGCAAGTGCTTTTTGCCTGAGTATCTCCAGTGATTTTTGGATGTTTTTGTAACAGCTCTGGTAAGGGATGCCGGTCAGTCCCTGAATCCCCCGGTAGGTTCCGATTTGCAGGTAGATTTTAATCAGATCCCGGTCATACCAGTACAGGCTTTCGATTTGTTCAAGCGTGTAGTCTTCCAGTTCTTCCTTCTGATTGCGTTCATTATCCCGAAAGGCTTCTGATTCATCGCAATCATGACGCTTTGCAAATCCATCGGGCTTATAAAAGTCTTCGCTATTATCAATGGCTTCAAACCATGATTCGGAAAGCATTTCCTTATATTCTATATTAACGTCCCTGAATTTCTTAAAGAATGGATGGTACTTATTGGTGACCATATTGAAGACGCACCGAACCAGGTAGAATGAAAGTTCGCCGTTACTGTGAAGCTGTTCGACACGCTCGTAAGGGAGTTCAAGTAAAATGCAGATGGCTTCCTGCTTTAAATCGTCGCGAAGATGAGCCGGTTCAATCCTGCCTATTAAATCATTGAAATCCTTGCTGATGAATAAATCCCCTATGATCTGATCCCGTTTCTCTAACAACCGATTAGCGTTTGTTAAAACTACTATTCGCGTTTCACGTGACCGCCAAAAAACTAAATGCTTTGGTAAGGAATACTAAATTATTTAACACATTTGATGTCGCCGGTTTCGGTAATACTGATTTGATGAAAGGCGCACAGCCGAAGCAGAATGGCAAGACACGGCTCGCATTTGTTTTCCTCGTAAGACTGGTATGATCTTAGCGGGATGTTAATGATAGCGGCCATTTCGCGTTGAGTGAGGTTTTTATTCTTTCTGAGTTTGGTTAGTTTTATCCCTAGGAATTGGGTTTTTATCATTTAGGTTTTTTCTTGGGTTTACCTTCGTGGGTGAGATAATGCCATAGGGTAAGGCCTCCGATAATCAGGCACATCGTGGAATAAATACAGATGAATGTTATCATTTTAAAAGAAAATAAAGGCCGATTAGATTGAGTATTGTGATAGGAATTAATAGATAGTATGCATTTTTATATATCCATGTATCCCATGAATCACTGTTACGGTTAGTAAGGTTTGATAATCCGGCATAAACCATTGCAAGAAGCCAGAGCGCGTATCCTAAAACAAATACCGGCGTTTCCCATCCCTGTTCGTAACGGGTTAATACGATATTTGTATAATTGATCGGATCGGTGGACATGGCATGGTAGGAAATCACATCCAGCATAAGGCCGATCAGAATAACTACTACTATTTTAATCTGCAGCCTGTTCATGGTTGATATTTTATCTGGGCTATTACCCAGTTGCCGATACGGAGTTCTTGGGGGTTCATTTCGGATTAATTTTATCGGCTAATTTGACAAAATATGTAATACTGTCTGACCAATAACGCCTTGCTGAATCGCCGTAAATATGACTTTTATCAACGTCCTGCTTTACCCCATCTGTTCCAAATCCGTATTTAATTTCTTTTGAAATAGCATCGGATTGCTTTGATAAATAATATATCGCCGTGTCGCTATACCTTGATGATTGCAGTAAGCTATCTAGTTTGGTTGGTGCTTTAATTACTGAATTACACCCACAAACACAAATAAGAAGGATGGATAAGAGTTTTTTCATGGTTTAAATATTTGGAAATTCTTTATGCATTAAATAAAATGAAAAGCCGGCGGACCATAACAATAAAACAGCTTGAATAGCAAATATCTTAAATCCCATATCCGTTCTTTTCATGTCAATATGGCCTGCTTTTTCTTGTTTTGACGGCCAAATCCAGCAGTATAAGCCATACATAGACAATGTAAATACCATTATAGACCATTGAACAGCCATAACATCTGACCATATATCGTTTAAATGTTTTATCATTGGTTAATTGCTTTAAATTAATCATTTTCCTGAAAAGGAAATTCCTGTGCAGCAGCTTCTTCTTTTGTCATACAATTAGTTTTCTTGATTCTTCAATGCTGTTTAATTCATATTTAGCACACTTAATAGCGGCCTTCATACTATCGAATGTTTTATTCCATTTTGATGCACCCAATCCGTATGTTTTTATGTATTTAAATTCGCCATCTTTTTGCAATACCATAAGTTCATACCACCTTTTTTCTCCTAAACTTTGCACTTCGAATATTTTATACTTCATACAATTAGTTTTTAGGTTAGAGGTATCCAATAAAATAAAGTGATGAAATGGGGTAGTAATAAGTGTACCGCTTGTCTTTCCCGAGATACAGATTATAATTATAAATGCGCTCCACTATATCGTTTTTGTACCACGCATCGGATATAACCATATAAATTCTAGTTCTCATATACTATTTTGTTTTTGCTATTTAGATATGGGTGGTTGGGGTTTAAGGAAAATTGATTCTTTTAGTTTTTCAAAATCAATATTAAGAGATTTGCTTCCTGGTTTATTTAAATGCTCACGATAACTATTATCCCATCCCTGTTCAAAAGCTGCATACATATGCATGTCCGTCCACCTTACTGCCCCCGCACTGGCTAGTTGCTCTTTGAGAGAGGTGATTTCGGATTCAAGTTTCCACACATCCTCTTGGGCTTGATGATATCTTTTCTTATAATCATCCACTCCCTGTTCCCCTGTCAGGTTTTCCTTGGATGTTGGTTCGGATTTAATATGCTCAATCGCCTTATCTTTTGCCTGAGTTCTCCAATCAGGCCATTTGCGCTTTTCATTCTTAGATTGTTTTTCCGCCAACGCTTTTGCAATCTGTTCAGGAGTAAACCCGCGTCTCCACGCTCCATCAAAGGACAATAATACCAGATCAATCCATTCTGATAAATCCTCTGGATTAGATTCGATTTCCTTTAACTCACGGCGAATGTGATCAAGTACTCCCAGTAATCTATCTCCCGGGCCGAATGTATCTACTGAAAACCTCTTTTGCCTATGCAGATGAGCGACAAGATCATAACCTTCTCTCTCCTTGGATGTTGGTTGGTGGGATTGGATAGGGTGTATATCGTCTTTATTCGTACTCATGATGTTCTATTTTAGAGTGTTTAGATATTTTAGGAATTGTTCAATTATCTGTTTTTCAGTATAAAATGTTTCAGGCCCACTATTGTTTTCGTAAATTCCAAATGTTTCTGATTCCGTATCCCATCTTGGTTCCTGTTCCGAAAACCAGTTATAAAAATGTATTAATTCCTCTTCGCTATATGTTCTATCTGTGGGGGTTTGGTGGAGATATTCTTTCAACCGGAAAGCGGTTTCTTTGTCATGCATTCTAAAATAATCCTTCGCCTCTGGGTTATGATCTGAAAATGATAGCCCCCATTCGATAATGTGATCCCCTACTGATTCGATGACTACGGCTTGTCTACCTGTCTGGGGGGAGGATGGTTGCAGTCTGGATAGAAGCCATTTTGCGCCTTCGGCAAAAGCAATATCATTACTCATTACAAATCTTCCAATGTTATTTGTATAAAAATCTGCCGCCTGTTCTATTTCTTCATCGGTCGGGAGAGGTGTTTTATCTGTGTTCATATCCTGGTTTAATCTTTTGGTGATTTTGCGTGTAATCCAAATTTTATATAGAAAATAATAATCGCCGCTAATACTATGTAATCTCCGTTTGTCATTTCTTAAAATTTTTAACTTCTTCCTCCAGATGGGTTATAAATTATTTATGCTATTATGTCGAGCATTTTTTTGACGTTTCATGCATTCCTGCGCATCTTCCATATTACATTTTTTGCACCACAAAAACCATCGTTGTTCATCTGGTTGGCAATGAGGGTGTATTTTACGATCCCCTTTGCAGTATTTGTGTTGCAGGGTCGCCATATTATCTGGTTGTTCGTATATTGGAATATACTTTGATGGCCAATAATTCGGCAAATCCTCAGGCCTAACTAATTCAATACCGCATTTTTGACAAAGTGGTGATGCCTTAAAAAGTATATTCCTCCTAATGACGATCCTGCTTCCCATCATTTTATATTTAAATGTTTCTCTATCCTGGTTATCATTTCACCGTTCAATTTTTATTAGTTTCTTACCTACTTTCAACCAATGCACTTTGGTGGGTTTTATTAGCTCTAAAGTGTCGGAATCTTTCTTCCAGATTAACCATGCACCTGCATCGTCGTAGATTTCATAACTTACCGGCCCAGTGATTATTCCTAACGTCAGATTACGCGGCCCATATATTTCACTATTCGTTGATCCCCATCCAATATTCCCAATTTTAATAATACTGTCTAAATATGCAGAATCGTTTATTGCATGCGGCACCGTATCCCACTTCTCTAAATCAAGGCATCGCTCCAGTGTTGCGTACCTCTTGGGATGCCAGCGAGAGCCGTTGCCGTCGACTCCTGTGAGCTGGGCGTGAAGATTCGTTGATAATAAAACAAGGAGGAATAGTTTCATTGGTTTAATAGTTTATACCAATTTTTAGATATGAATTATTTAACTGGAAAATGAACCACCCAAACCATTTAAGTACTACTTTAACAGTTAGCGGTTCAAAATAATTTACTTCCTTATAGTAATCAGCAATATAATCAGCAGTCCAATGAGAAAAGGTTGGGACGCCATCGCAGTCAGTCAATGGAGTATTGTAATTTATGTGGCTATCAATATCCCATCGAATACCGTAATACTTATTACTGGCTCGTATTGCCTCTAAATCAAACAATGGATTAAATTGGAAAACAGGCACGTCACCCGGATTGTATTCGAAGAAATACAGTAGCTCACCTTTGTGATTATAAACATATTCATCCATCGGAAATTTTTTATACTCATCATCAATTACAAGGTTGAATTTATTATAATCGGCAGTCATCACCTTTCGCCATTGCGTGTAAGAGGCTACGGTAACTTTATTTATCTTTTTAATCCTGCGCAAAGGTCTAAATATGACTTCCTTCATAACTCAATTATTTTAAATGTTCACTTCCCCATCCTTGATTGGAGCCAAGAGATTGCTTTGAGAAATCCTATTTGCCGCCCTAAATTTTCTAATTGGTTGTGTTGAAAATCAATTTCTTGTTGCGACAGCCATTCGGGATTATATTTATGATCAACACCTTCGTCGTCTTTCAGTCTTTGAATTAACATGGATCTATCCGCTGTCTCGTAGTGATAGCAACCACCGCCATCCCCGCGCATACAAACTAACTTATCTATTTCCGGCAACCGATCTGATGCCTTGACCCATACCAAACCCGGACGGGCGTTCCAGCCGGCGATGAAGCATGTTGGACAATTATTGCCGGTTTCGTTCATGTACTTTACTGCTGCTTCCCTTGCCTGTTGTTCCTGGTTCATAAATTAGGTTTAATAGTTTATCGCCTCCAGCTTAGTTATGAAAAAATGGATTCCTGAAGAGCATTCGTTCTGGAAATCTTCGTCATAGGGCTTTGACGGTCTGATCGTATCACCTATCTCGTATTTGAAGGTTCCGTCGTGCTGTGATTTGGCTGCCTTGACTGCTATGCCGTCAATCTTATTAATTTCCATAACGGTCGCGTATTCCGCCCGGCATTTCCTTCCAAAGGCATTGTTTCGCTTGGCGGTGGATGGGATCAACAATTCGACTATCACCACATCTCCTTCCGGACTGATGGCTTTTTTATACCCAATGATATCCCCTTCGGCGCATATTCTGGTCATAGCTATGGCATAGTCGGCATCTTTGGCTCCCCGCAAATCGGCTCCCTGCAAATCGGCTCCCCGCAAATCGGCTCCCCGCAAATTGGCTCCCCGCAAATCGGCTCCCTGCAAATCGGCTCCCTGCAAATCGGCTCCCCGCAAATTGGCTCCCTGCAAATCGGCTCCCCGCAAATTGGCTCCCCGCAAATTGGCTCCCTGCAAATCGGCTCGCTTGCTTATAGCCTCCACTACCGTCTCCTTAATGGTATTATCTTCCTTTTCATATTCGAAGATGATAGATCCGGTGAACCTGTTCTTAATTTGCAATTTTATTTTCATGGTTTGTTTTTTATCTGGGTGTTAAAACATTGATTGTTGGGCTGTTATAGAAACATTCCCAATTCTTTTTTCAGTCTTTTCTCTGCGATTTCTATATACTCCGGATTCAGTTCAAACCCGATAAAGTTTCTGTTCAGCTTTCGCGCTACCAGTGCCGTAGTTCCGGATCCCATGAAATGATCCAATACAAGCCCATTCTCGGGGCATCCGGCTTTTATGCAGTCAACTATCAACCGTTCCGGGAACGTGGCGAAATGGGCTTCTGAATAGGGTCTGGGGTTAACAGTCCATACACTTCGCTTGTTTGCCATTTCTCGGATTACATCGTTTGCGCAGCGTATGCCATTAATCATATCAGTAGGGAATCTTTTTATACTAACGCGCATCCTCTTATCGTGATCGCTTCCAGTCATGGCTGTTTTTATAGATTCCGCATCATAGAAGTACTTTGCCGATTTTGAAAGCATAAAAATATATTCATGTGATTTCGTACACCTGTCAGTAACACTTTCGGGCATCGGGTTCGGCTTCGCCCAAATAATATCCTGCCTGAGATACCATCCGTCAGCCCGGAGAGCAAAGGCCAGCATCCAGGGGATACCGATTAAATCCTTTGCCTTTAGCCCTTGCACTGCTTTTCTGTTTTGGTTTAAACTGCTAATTTTTGTTCCTTTATCGTTATTATTCAAGCCTCCGCCTCCTTTTCCTGACCCATAATACGAATCACCAATGTTTAACCACAGAGTCCCTTCCTTTTTTAAAACTCTTTTAACTTCACCAAATACCTTAACCATATTTGAAACATATTCATCCGGCGTTTCCTCAAGCCCTAACTGATCGGCATGGCCATAATCCCTTAACCCGAAATAAGGCGGTGAAGTGACGCAGCAATCCACGCTATTATATGGCAGGCCTTTTAACCCATCCAGGCAATCCCCTAATATTATCTTATTTAGTTCCATACTATTTTTACAGCTCGTTCATTGTCGTCACCACTACGGAAACACCGTTTGCCCATTTGTGCATATCCACCGGGGTTTAAAGTCTTATTCCATTCCCAACATTTATTCATGTCTGAGCATACATTAACGTAACTCCAAAATCTTGAAATATCACCTTGGGATAATGATGGAATTTTTTTAATCACTTTCATAAATCATATTTTATCTGACGGATCATGGTTTTATCTTGTGCATGGGTGAATAGGGAATTAGTCTTTATAATATTCTGTAAAAGGAATTAACTCTGTCTTGTCTCTGAATTGAGTCGCTATAATGGCAATGGCTCCGGATGCATGTACTTCAGAAAGAAAAATAATCTGATCATCGCTTAATACATCTCCTAATTTTTTCACCTCGCATGCGCCGAAAAGTCCCGTTGATTTATTGAAAAAAAGAATATCGCTAACTCCCTTTTTCACAATGCCCTTCCTGTGCCTTACAGTTAAGTTATTTTGTCGCCACGCTTTGCAGTTCCTGGATTGCAGGATGATAAGCGCGTCTTTTGTTATGTCAGAAGCTGTTAATTCCATATATGTTTCGCCTGCTGTAATCATCTTGCCATCATTAAATCGAATACAACCATATTTTTTGCCAGCTGCTTTAGTATTTCCAGTTCAGGCCCGGAGTATTTGCCTTCCTCACGCATCTTGCCAAACTCAACCATAGCAGTCCGGGAACATCGGTCTGTTGTATTGCGCTCATAATCAGCCACTATTTTACTATGCCGGTAAAGGATAGCCCGTTCCATGTATTTATGTTTTTCTTCCTTATTGGTAAGGATGTTCCCATTTACATCCATCCAGTCATAAAGACCCGGCGGGATCAGATCAACCGGATAACCTCCTTTTTTCACGGCCAGTTCTGTTATATCCCAAAGCTGATCATCTGTTATTTCTGGTTCTGAATTATTCAATAGTTTGTTTTTTTGCTGTTCTTCAATCCGGCTGATTTCGAAACGTTTAGCCAGGTAAGGGATCATTACTTCGTCAATCAGGGACAGGTTCATTTGTTTCCCCCAATCTTTTACAACCGTACCGTATTGCCTGAATGCGTATTCGATTTCATCCACATTAACAGTTGAATATGATTCTACTATCTTCTTTTTGAGCTGATCGGTGAAGATGAGAAGGACATTTTTTTCCGGAATAATCCATCCGGTTATAGCCTGGATTTTTAAAATAACCGAATCCGTCCACAGATCAATCTCATCAGTATCCATGGATCCAAAAGATTTGGATTGGTACTTAACAGTTAAAATCTGTTTTTCCTCTGGCAGCAAGTTTTTCGGCAAGTCGTTCAAGGACTTCATTAGTTCCTGCTGTTTTGCTACTTCCGGTAATAATTCGCTGATTTGTTCCATTGTTTGAAATTATTTCGTCAAGCCAGGATTTGTTGTTTAGATAGGTTTCCGGATTTTTGCGGAATTTTTTTTGAGGTTCGGATAGTTTGTATTTGGGCAGGTGAGCCATAATGAGCAACCTGTCCCCGTCTTTTAGCGCATTCCACTTCTTTTCGATCTTAGTCTGATCACCAACCTTTTTTTCGTAAGCATTCCAAAAATCTTCGAACGGTACATTTATATTAATTACATCTTTATCTTCATTTACAATTGCATTTTCCATATGTGAATCATATGTTTCAGATATGTCAATCATATGATCCTTGTGTTTACCTGCCCTGTTTTCACGCCTCGACTGGCTATAATCCCTTCGTTTACAGATACTTTCAGCGACCCAGGGAATACAAAATCCATCATCTTTTTTTTCCAGCACCATCATCAATTCGTTTTTTTGCTCCTCGGTGAATCGTTTTGTGAAGAAATTGAGCTGGTCCTGTCTTATACATATGTTCCTCATATGTTCACATATGATACGGTCGTAAGCAACCTGAACATGCTCGCTTAAACATTGTGTATCTCTCAAATAATCTCCCGGGTAAAACAAAAACGCTGGATCTTTGGCCATTCGGATATCGCTTTCACATTTATAAGGTGCGGATAAAAAATAATGGACGGATTAAAAACAAAAATTATTCGTATTTGAAGGATACCTTATTATCCTTTTGTCTTTTGTAGTTATAAATATCTTCCAGGAGCATCCGGTAAGCGGCCACGTTCACGCAGTCCGTAAGCCGTATAGGGCAATTGTTGAGTTTATGAAGCATTTCCTTATGATCATAAACCTTGCTTTTATAAAGGAGCGGGACGAGCGTTGAAATGAACGTGGGTGTATTGAAATTTGCGAAGAATGGTTTGAAGTCCATAATCCTGCGGGCGATGATATATGATTTGGTAATATTCGGTATTACCAGTTTACCATTTTCAAAATCCTTCATCTGAACTTCCTTACCGTTAATAACCTTACGATTCGCACTCGCTCCACTCCGAAGGCCAATAATCCTTTCCGCAGCCTTGATCTGGAAATCGGGGAAGTGGTCCATAAATTCCTTGAACTCCAAGTAATTCCTTTTTCCCTGAGCGCAAAAAGAATGGAGATAGTCCATTTTAAGCCAGTTCTTTTGGTTGACATTATATTTTACAACCTCATCAATGGTGTAACCCGGAACAACGATGTAAAGAATCGGCATCCCTGTTTGAATACTGGCCTCAAGACGATTCTGGCCGTCAATCACTTCAAATTTTTCATTTACAATAATGGGAGAAACCAGATGTTTTTGCTTGAAGGAATCAACCAGCCGGCTCACATGGTTTAGGTTGATGTTTCGGTTACTGGACATGATATTGAACATGTCATAATTAAAAGTCTTGAAAACCTGGAATACAATATCCCCCTTGGTATCCTTACCCTTTTTTGTGGGCACCGGAAATTCGATATTGACTTTTTTTGCATGCCCGTTAGACGGGGCGGTCATTGTGCTTGGATTCATAACTGTTGTTTTTATTTTAAATTTTAATGAAACGAACGAATAAAATTCTTTGGTCTTTGGTGTATTTTAAATTGATGGAATTGGCAAGTTCTTTCAGCTCCTTTTCAATACTCAGCCGTTCATTAATCCCCGTTACGACATGGAGATCCTCGCGTTGTTGCTTTATGGATTTGGCAAGCCGAACGGCTCCGGTCGTGGTCAATTCGGCAACGGCATTATTTACAGCTTCTTTTTTCTCGGCAATAAATTCTTCAAAATCATCTTCCGGAATGGAAGCTATTTGCTGGAATGTGGAAGATTGCTTTTTATTAATGCCGATTTTAGAAAGAGTCGGATTAACCGGTTCCTGTAGGTTACCGGTTATAGGTCTACCTCCTTTATCTAATTCGGTTTCTTTCAGAAGATTGCCCAATATCCGTTGTGTCCGGAGTTTCTGTTCAGCAATAATATTTTGAAGCTCTGCATCCTTCTTTTCTGATTTGACCCAGACCTCAATTGTATTTAACCTATTGAGATGCGTAACCCCTTCCTCTACGGTTTTGATTTGCAATAATTCATTTTTGATTTTATCGCGTAGAACTAACGATTGGTTTTCCATATTATTAATCTAAAAGTTGTTTCTTGATCTGATAGACACGTTTTTTAACGTAAGGAATTTTTTCTAAATTATTTTCCGTCTGATTATGGCAAGCCGGGCAAAGAATTATTATGTTTTCATAAGTATGCCTGAAGGCAGGATATAATGATTTAGGAAGTGCATGATGAAAAAAGGTTGTTAACGGTTCCTTCCCTAAATTGGCCTTGCAAGCTTCGCATTTATGCGGAGAAGCAGCCCATATCTCAGCATAGAATATTTTATCCTGATTAAAAACTTCCTTATCCTCAACTATTTTTGCCTTAGCCTTGGCTGATTGTTTGGCAATAGGTTTTTTTACTTTAGGCAGAAGTGAAGCCACAACCTTTGCCGTAGCCACTTCGCCGTTATATAAACCGTCCATTTTTTTAATAGCCCTTATTTCTGCCAGTCCCATTTTAGATTAACCAATTAGCGCGTGAATAGATATTGAAATATTTGATTTGAGGGGGAAGGATTTTAGATAACTTCCTATGTCCACCATGATTTAATTTATACCGTTTGATCAGATTCCATACCCGAGGTTCACTGATCTGAAGCTCTACGCTCATTTCCCTGACAGAAAGTCCCTGATTGGCGGATATGAATTCCAGTCTCTCCGAAGTACCCGGCAATGACGGCCTTCCTACTTTCATGTTTTTTATTTTGATTCTACCATTTTATCGTGTCTGACTATAGCCCATAGCCTGGTTTAAACTTTTCTCTGCCGAAATACTCGTCCTGACCGCTTCTATCGTATGCGTTACCGCCGCGTTTACCCTTGTTGAAAATTCATACGTTGAACCCTCATCCCAACACCTGGCGTTGACATATTCCCGGATCAGGGATGCGGGCTTTGTTTTCCCGGATGCGTCTACAGTGTTTTTAATGCTGTTGTAGGCTACCATCTTCGTATACTGGTAAAGAGCGGACGCCTCATTGATAAGGGCAGCAGTGCTTGCTAGATAGGTTACCAGGGCGCTTAATGTCTGAAGCATCTGAGATATATCAGCACTTGGAATACCTTTCATGAGAAAGTTGTTAATCTCCGTTAACTCCGACATGATCTGTCCATTAGTCCTCATGGCATTTCTTTTTTAAAAATTTCGATAATTCTGTTGCCTTATATGCTCCGCGCTCTGTTACCGGGTTCTGCTGATTGGTAAGTAGGTAAAGAATCGCCTTCTCTGCACCGGCTTCGTCTATATCTTCAATATCCATCATAAAGTATTTTCTTTGCCGTTCATCCAAAACCGATGTTTCTAAAAGCGATTCTATGTAGTTCCAGGTACTGTTTGGAACCAGTGGCGTTAAATCAATGATATCACTCGTTGCTATGATCATCAGAAAGGAAGTCCATCATCAATTAATTCCTGATGCATCTGTACCGATTCCGGATGCTGCATTTGTTTATACTCCTGCGATCCCTTCATTTTATCCCGGATGAAATCGGGAAGAATATTAAATAATTCTTCATCCCACCCGTCATAGGAAAGTATAACTGGCTTATTGATAGCTTTAGGGGCAGTAACGCCCTTCGGCATAGCAGATATGCTGGAAATAGCCTGATACATTTTTGACGGATCTGTCTTCCCCGGGCGGTGGATGATATTGAGCATACAAGCCGCTCCGAGAAGTTTTGTGATATCGAAGGACTTCGCTTCACCTTCCGTGAAATCCTTACCCCTCCATGAAGCCAGCGTCTTGCGCAAGTTTGATTTCTCATGCATGGAAAGGGTATATTCCTGAGAGATAACCATTGGTTGTTCTCCCTTTTCGGTATTGAATACCCGGAGTTCCGTAGGAAGTTCCCATCCGATACGGACTTTCTTCTGAGTCTTGGCTTCTCCCTGGTAGGCTTCTTCCACGGTGCCTATTTCAAGCATCTGGTAACACCGGGCGATATAGTTCCCGGCAGGGATCAGCTCCTTCGCGACTCCGTTTGTCGTTGCTAAAATCATAAAATTGTCGTTTTAGTTTTTGTAATTATTCTTCGTTTTTAGTTTCCACAATCATTTGAGAGTTTACCATTATGGTGTCTTCGTTTACAAAAAAGGGCTTATACTTATCTCTTTTTTGTTCGGTATAATAGTATAAGAATTTTGCATCTTTCTTTTTTACTTTTCGCCATACCGCGCTAAAATAAAATTCGTCGCCAATCTGTAGATCCTTTATTCTTTTGCTGAACATTATTTTAAAAATTAGGTCGGATAAAAAGCCAACCCGTTAAACCTTAATCCTATTGCTTAACTATTGATTAAAAACTTACTCTTTTAGGGCCTTGCTGTTTCACTGTCTTTTGCGTGTAGCATTCCGGTCTTAATGTCCCGCACGATACAAGCGTGATCGTCAGCAATAACATCAATAACTTTCTCATGTTTGAAATGGGTTAATGGGTCTGTGTGATAAAATTTTGTGGTGTCGTCTTCCTCCGGCTCCGCTGGCTTCTTTACTTCCTTGTGGTTATCAAAGTCAATCCAGATATACAGGAAACAGATAACTATCAGGATGGCCGGGAGGAATGACATGGTGTTATATTTTAATTTTGTCTTTCTTGCATATTTGGTATCCGATGAACGCCCCGATCAGCATCATCACTATCGTGTAAGTGAGGACTATCAACAGGCCTAAAATGGTTCCCTGAGTGGTGTTTAAATATTGTATCATCGGGCTTAGATTTAAAGATTTCAAATAAGGTGTTTTCGATATAGGATTCCCATTCCTTCTTCGGCAACGGGTCGTCCGGATAGTAGGTATTTCCGATTCTAGGCATGTGATATGGTTTCAGGTAATGAATATTCCGTCTTCGCCCGGGCAGCAACATAAGCCGCAAGGAATTCGGCTTCCGTTGATTGCTCATGTGAAATGGCCTCATTCAGCTCGGAATCCCAGAAATATGATTTTGTGGTTTTTGTACTTATATGAGAATCCCCAATGATGCACATGATATTGTCCTCCGTGATGGCGTAAAATATATCAGCCGTCTTTTTCTTAAAGTAAGCGGGCGTCTGAAGGATGACATCAAATTGTTCTGTGGTTACGGTCTTTTTTTTGATTAACATGGTTATGCGTTTTGATTTCGAGTATATTATGATTCGTAAGCCGGGTTAAACTCTTTTTGTTTTTTCCCAAAAGTCGACGCCTTCGCTCCCCACACATTCTTTGATTTCTGATCCGGCGGGTAGATATTATAAATTCTTCCGGTGCTTGGGCAAACGCATTCTAGTATCTGAACCTTCTTTTTAATTAGTTCATCGGGCTGGTTTGTTTCCAGCAAGCGCATTTGGTTACCCTGGTTGTCTTTATCTTCATCAATAACCCTTACACCACCGAAAATTGCATAATATTTATCTGCACCAATTATCTCACGCAATACACGACGCTTCTCTGCATTTGTTTCGGATTTAATATCTTTTTCTGTAATGGACTCTGGGTTCATAATCCACATAGCCGGAACAGCCGATCCGTGCCAAAAGAATAATTCATACCCATCTCTGAAATGAATGGCAGACCCGTTGTCACAATGAAGTCTGTTTTGATTGTCACGTTTTATTTTATCCGGAAGATTTGATACGATACAAAATCCCTTGAGTTGGATCATGTCATAAATGCCAGATTTTAGTAGCTCTTTGTACTGATTGAACTGAGGATATTTTACTAATCCAAGAGATTGGAAGAAATCATAAAATGAAATCCATCCGTAGTCCCAAATATTAGCGTTGCCAGAAAAATCTATATATTCCCGAACCTGATCCCAAACCTGATCCCGAACCTGATCCCGAACCTGATCCCGAACCTGATCCCCAACCTGAGCCACAACCTGAGCCCCAACCTGATCCCAAACCTGAGCCCAAACCTGAGCCCCAACCTGATCCCGAACCTGAGCCCAAACCTGAGCCCCAACCTGATCCCAAACCTGAGCCCCAACCTGAGCCCAAACCTGATCCCCAACCTGAGCCCAAACCTGATCCCGAACCTGATCCCGAACCTGAGCCCCAACCTGATCCCCAACCTGATCCCAAACCTGAGCCCCAACCTGATC